TTGGCCACCGAAAAGCTCAACAAGTCGAAGATCTCCAAGCTGACCGCCGAGAACGGTAAGCCTAAGCGTCTGTCCGATGGCGGCGGGCTGTATATCGAGGCCACGGTTACCGGGGCGAGGCTCTGGAAGATGGCCTACCGGTTTGGGACCGCCCAGAAGACCCTGTCCTTTGGGAAGTTTCCGGTCGTCACGATCGACGACGCCAGAAAGATGCGGGACGCCGCAAAGGCGATTTTGGCCGCCGGGGGAGATCCCATTGAAGCGAAGCGTGCCGTGAAGAGCGGGGCGGATTCCAAGACGTTCGATGAGTATGCGGGAGAGTTCATCGAATTTCGCAGAGGGGATCCCAAGCCGCCGGCACAGTCCACCCTGGATAAATACGAGTGGAGCAGGGCGAGCGTCCGTCGGACCATCGGCGGGATCCCCATAAAAGACATTCGGATCCCTGAGATCGTCTCCGCGATCCAGGTCATCGCGAAGACCGGAAAGCTGCATAAGGCGGCAAAGGTCCGGAAGTTCATCGACCAAGTCTATGAGCACGTGAACGCAACTCATCACCTCGGACTCAACGCACCGGGGACCACAATCAGCAAAGCGGTGTATAAACCTGTGAAACGCAATCACCCTGGATTCACCGAGCCCCACAAGGTCGGGGAGCTGCTTCGCTCCATCGACGGATACTCTGGGGATGCATCCACGAACTTCGCCATGCGACTCGCTCCGCACGTCTTCCTTCGGGCGGGCGAGATTCGCGGACTGAGGTGGTCGTGGGTTAACTTCGATAAGGCCGAGATCGAGATCCCCGATGGGGCAATGAAGATGAAACGACCGCACATCGTCCCGATGTCCAGGCAGGTTCAGGACATCATGCGGGAGGTCGAGCAGTTCAGCGGCAAGAACGAACTGGTTTTCCCGTCGCCTTGGCGGAAATCCAAGACGATCTCGGAGAATACCCTCAACGTGTCCCTGAGACGCATGGGCTTCTCCAAGGAGGAGGTCGTCTTTCACGGGTTCCGGACCACAGCGTCCACGCTTCTGCGTGAGGTTCCGATCGACGGCCGGAAATACTCGGGAGACGCCATCGAGATGCAGCTGTCTCACGCAAAGGTCGACAGCGTTGAAGCTGCCTACAACAAGGCTAAATACATGGCGGAGCGAGTGCCCATGATGCAGCTCTGGTCCGACATGCTGGACGAATACCGGAAACTGCCGCCGGCGGGCTAACGGACCTCATTGCCTCGACAGAATTAAACGGCCCCGCAATGCGGGGCCGTTCTCGTTTGGCGTGCGGTGTTTGCTAAGGTGAGCCTCTGGCGGACGGCATTCTGAACCCCTCAATGGTTGCGTGCGAAGGTAATTTGGCGTGCGTTTAGTGTATCACGACCACGCCACCTCACGGAAGCAAATATTATATAATCAGCCCATTTATGCCAAAAATATTCTGATCCGCCTCAAGGGTTTAGCGTCAAATCGTGCCCTTGGATGACAAGTCGTGCTCTTTTGGTCTTTTCGGAAGTGTGTTTTTGAGCGATAGTGAGCGTATCGAAACAACGGAGCACACCCTGCATGAGCACAGCCCGCCCCGCCTGGATCCGCCCCGAAGCGATCTGCGAGATGCTGTCCGTCTCCCCGCGGACCCTGAAACGCTACGTTGCGACGGGGACGTTCCCGCCGCCGATCAAACTGACCGCCCGGACGTCGGTGTGGTTCGAACATGAGGTCATCGACTGGATGAACCAGAAAGCAGGAGGCCTGCGTGCAGCGGCATAAAATGATCCCGTTCGAAATCACGGTTTCCCACGTCAACGGCAGCTTCGCGTTCGCGGGGAACGTTGACCACCACCAAAACGACGACCTGTGGCGGATCATGTTCGCAACCATGACCGCCTACGCATGTGCGGCGGCCCAGACGCTGGAAGTCCCGGTGAAATCCAGCTTTGACGGCCTCAGCCTGGTTATCACGTCGGAGGTCCACGACCACAAGGTGTGCACCCAGGTCCCGCAAGGGATGGATCCCGAAGAAACCGAGGACATCACCAGGTTCATCGGAGAAGCGTTCCAGTCGCTCATCGAGAACACCAACCCAGCACGCGGTTGAACCGCGGCACCGGCGGCTCCGGTGCACAAACCCCCGACATATGGAGAACTACATGAATGCACTCGTGCAGACGGATCTGGCTTGCCCGATTTACCCCAATCACGCGGGACCCAAGATGAAGTATGTCATTACGCAGTTTAGCGGGACGAACAACGCGGGCGTGTCCCCGGAGGTCGCGTCCATCATGTTCCAGACCGACATCAAAATGTTCGTCCGCCGCTGGGGTCAGTTCCCTCTGATCCAGATCGACGCCGACCGGGTCGCCGCCGCGGCATGCGGGTATGCCGTCGTCTCCGTCCGGGCTCCGGCGTGCAAAGCGAAGCCGGACGCGGTCCACAGCACTATCATGTGGCTGAGCGCCCTGCGTCGGCTGGACCAGACCCTGAGGGGTCGTTAGGCCCGTATTTCCTTGGGGAATCACTGGTTTTCCCCGAGGTTAACGTGTCCGACGACAACGACAACATCACGAACATCGAGGACGCCCGCACCAAGCGGGGGCGTCCCCCGAAGGCCGAGGCCGCGAAGTCGGACTTCATGAAGCCACAGACTGTGTCGTTCATCGCGGCCGCACTGGGCATTGACCGCCGCACCGTTGAGCGGAAGCTGATGGGCGTGGCCCCCGCAGAGCGTCAGGGGAAGTCGGACCTGTATGCGTTCCCCGAGGCCTGCAAGGCGATTTTCCGGTCCGAGAACGGCCTATCCGCCCAAGCTCTGGCCAGCCTTAAACCTGACCAGCTCCCCCCGATCACGCAGTCTGCGTTCTGGAACGCTCAAAAGCAACGTGTCGCGTTTTACCAAGAGACGGGGGAGCTGTGGCGGTCCGACCAGATCGAGCACGCTTTGGACGCGATCATCAAGGTTTTCAGGGAATCTCTGGTGTCGCTACCCGAGAAACTCAAAGCCGCTACAAAGGCCGGAAAGACGCATCAGGACGTCGCTTACGCAATCCTTGAAGTAGTCGAAGACCAAGCGTCCAAATCCGTCCGGGAACTTCACGGCAAGTCTTACAGCGCAGAACTTGCTCTCATCGAAGAGCAAATGAGCACCCAGGACATGTTTGAAGCCGGTGAGCTTCCTGACGATGAATGATACCGGCCAATACATTCGGACGGTAAGCGGGTTGTTCGCCAGCTGCCTCGCGGGCTTGCGTCCGCCGGAGAGGATAACTCTTTCCGAATTCTCCCAGAAGAACATCTGGGTTGACGGCGTCATGACCGCTGGGCGCGAACGCTTCAATTTCGGAAAGCACGAATATCAGCGTGAGATCTTGGACTCCCTGTCGGACCCTGAGTGTCAGGGCGTGTATCTCGTGGCTCCGTCCCGCTGGGGTAAGACGGCGTTGGTTCCGAACCTGGTTGCCCACACGGTCGAGACGAACCCGATGGACATCATGATCGTCCAGACGTCCCGCTCAAACGCGGTCACGTTCGCTAAAGGCGATCTGGACGACTTCTTCGAGACGAACGACTGGTTCGCGTCCAAGATCCGCCCAGGCAGGACGACCAACTCGTTGCTGATGAAAAAATTCAGGAACGGGACGATCCTGTCGGTCGTGTGGCCGTCCGCAAAGAACCTTGCGGGCGTCAACCGCGGGGTGATCTGCATTCCGGACTATGACCACACCAAGGCCAGCGTCGATGGCCAAGGGGCCCTGGTCACCGTCGCATCCACCCGTGCCAAGGCCTACGGCAGCCGCAAGACGATCTTCGTGGACTCCTCTCCCGCACGGGAGCCGATAAAATACGAGCGATTCGAGCCTGAATCGCCGCACCAAGCACCCCCGTATCCCGGAATCTTCTCGCTGTATAACACCGGGGACAGGAGGCTGTATTACTGGCAGTGCACGTGCTGCCGTCAGTGGTTCCGAGCTCACCCGGACCACCTGAAATACGATGACCACGGCACCAACAAGGAGCGGGCCGGGACTGCACGCATGGTGTGCCCCAACGAGGAGTGCGCGGCCGAGTATCGCCATGACGGTGATCCGGCAAACGGCATGCCCGGCAAGGACGAACTGAACGCCAAGGGACGCTGGGTTCCTGACGGGATGTCGCTTGATGAGGGCGGCAACCTTATCGGAAAGATGCTCAACCCGCCTGTTCCGGGCGTGGACAACTTCCGCTCCTACTGGGCTTTCGGCGTTTGCTCAGCTTCCCAAACGTGGGAGAAGCTGGTTCTGGATAAGCTGGACGCCGAGGCGGAATATGAGAGATCGGGCGATCCCGGACCGCTCCAAGCCTGCCTGAACTCCAACTTCGGACTTCCGTGGTTCCCGCCGCACCTCGGGGGCGGGGACGACTGGGAACGCTATTACGAGCGTGCAGAACAATATCTGCACGGCGTCGTCCCGCCGGAAGCCCGATATCTCATCGTGTCCGTGGACACCCAGGGCACGTCTTGGGTCATGCAGACCCACGCCTTCGGCCCCGAGGGCCGCATGTGGTGCATTGATCGCCGCCGCATAGTCTCATCCGACAGGGATCACGAGACCCGAAAGAACGCGGACGGCACCCCCGAGAAGGCTTGGGTTCGCCCAGGGACATACCCCGAGGACTGGAAGGTTCTGGAACGAGAGCTAGCGTCTCTGCGGTATCCGCTGGCGGACGGATCCGGCGTCATGACACCCGTAATCATCGGCGTGGACAGCAACGGCTTGGACGCCACCACGGACAACGCATACGCGTGGTGGATGTCTCTGTCCGGCCCGCAGCTCCCGAAGTCCAGGGTCCGCCTCATCAAGGGGGACCCGAAGCTGAAAGTTCTTTGCGAGACCAAAAAGTCGGACGGGACGAAACGCAGCGACCGGAAGGCGTTCCGAGGGGACACCCCGATCCTGTTCGTGTCGTCGAACATGGCCAAGGACGTCATGGCCGCCAACCTGGCCCGTGAGGTGGACGGTCCCGGATACGTGCACCTGCCCCAGTGGTGGAAGACGGACTACTTCAAGGAGCTGGCCGCCGAGCAGAGACGCGGGGACGAGTGGGTCAAGATCCGTAAGCGGAACGAGGCGTGGGACCTGTTCGTGTATGCTCTGGCCCTGAACCGGTCCGAGACGATGCGTGCTGACCGCATCGACTGGACGTCCGATCGCCTGCCCGCATACGCTCTGCCCGCCTCCCAGAACCCGTTCGTGTCCCCAGTCTCCGTCGCCCCTGACGGCACTCAGGTCGTCGGGTCCGCCCCGACGGGCCGCAGGCCGTATTTATCCAGAGAACAGATCGGGCAGCAATTTCTGGAGATGAGCGGTGGAAATAACGGTTATCCGTGAGCGTCTGGATAAGGCCCGCGAACAATATCACAAGCTGATGATGGGCAAGGCCACTCGGGTCATCGTGGACCAGAGCGGCGAACGCGTCGAATACACCGCCGTCAGCTCCGCCAACCTGATGGCTTACATTCGTGAGCTGGAGGGCAAGCTGGGCGCCGCGTCCCGAGGCGGGCGTGCCGTGGGCCCGCTCCGGTTCGTGTGGTGACGACCCATGGGCATCATTGACCGCATCAAGGGAGCCTTCGCCGTAGGAAGCCAGTCCACAGAGATCTCCGCCGCGGGGCACCAGTCCCCCGAAATCTCCGCTTCCGTGGGCAGCTCCTATGACGGGGCTGACCGGATGAACCTGGAGATGGCCAGATGGTCTCCCCCGCTGTCGTCCGCGGATGGGGACATCTTGGATTCCAAGGAGACTCTGGACGCACGCGGCCGCGACATGGTCCGCAACGACCCCCTGATCTCGAACGCCGTTGACCTGTATCGGAACGGGACCGTCGGCACGAAGATGATCCTGAACGCCCGCCCGAACGGTAAGGCCATCGGGCTCACGGACGAGCAGGTGGACGCCTTCCAGGAGGAGGCGGAGGCCCTGTTCGAGGTCTATGCATACTCGGAACGCTGCTACATCGACGCCGCCGGACGCATGAACCTGACGGACATCGTGCGTCTGGCCGTCGGCGGGTCCGTGTTCTCCGGAGAGTTTCTGGGCACCTTCGAGTATTTCCAGGACAGACCGTTCCGGACCGCGATCCAGATCGTGGACCCCGACAGGCTGTCGAACCCCGACCACGCCATGGACACCATGACGCTCAGGGGGGGCGTGGAACGCGACTCCTACGGGGGACCGAAAGCGTATCACATCCGCACCGCTCACCCCGGAGACTTCTACGGGACATCGGCGTTGTCCAAGTGGAAGCGGGTCCCGGCACGCACCCCATGGGGCCGCCTGCTGGTCCTGCACGTTTTCGAGGCGATGCGGGCGGACCAGACCCGCGGCGTGGCGAAGATGGTCGCGGCTCTCCGCCAGATGAAAATGACGTCCAAATTCAACGACGTCGCTCTGCAGAACGCGGTCATCCAGGCTCTGGTCGTCGCCACCCTCGAAAGCGACCTGAACCCGATCGAGGCCTACCGGTTGCTCGGCGGTGACGAGACCGGCACCGCGAACCCTGACGCATTGGCCGAGGTGAACGACGCCTATCTGCGTGAGGCCCTCAGCTTCATGAAGGCCGGGCAGACCGCGAAGATGAACGGGGCCATGATCCCGTATCTGCCGCTGGGCACGAAGCTGAACGCTAAGGCCCTGGGGGACGGTAATCTGGGGACCGCGTTCGAGACGTCCCTGATCCGCAAGATCGCCGCCGGTCTGGGGGTGTCCCACGAGGAGCTGTCCAAGAACTTGTCAGAGGTCAGTTTCGCCGGCATCAAGGCCGCGATGGCCCAGACGTTCCAGCAGATGCAGGCCGTCAAGCGTGCCGTCGCGGACAAGGTGGCAACCGCCATTTACCGGAACTGGCTCGAAGAGGTCGTAGGACGCGGCCTCATCAAGTCCCTGCCGGAGCACACACGCGGAGACTGGATCATGCGTGGCGTGAACCTGGACGCCTTGTCTGCGTGCACGTGGATCGGTGCTGCTCGCGGCTCGATCGACGAATACAACGAGGTGCGTGCCGCGAAGATCCGTTATGACATGGGTCTGACGACGATGGAGCACGAATGTGCCCGCATGGGCCTTGACTGGCGTGAGGTCCAGAAACAGCGTCGCCGCGAGGCGAATTACCTGAAAACGGACGTGCCCGCGGTTCCCCAGACAGAGACGGTTCCGGCGTCCGACACTAAGGCGGCGGCGGACACCGAGGAGCGGCTGGCGGCTGTTGAAGAGTTCGTCGAGGACCAGCTGAACGACAGGTAACGCCTTGCCACGATGCGGGTTTAGTTCATCATGTTCCGGACCTGTGGATGGAGGCGTGATGTCAGTCGAAATAGTCCCCGCTAATGAGGATCTCGTCTCTGAAATTGAGCAGTGGCTCGACGCCGAGGAGGCTGAACACGACAGGCAATACCGTGAATACGAGGCCGCGGGATACGAGGGAGATGTCTGCGTTCGCGGGTTCCGCTGCAACTGGGACTCGGTGAAGCAGGGTTGGCTTGATGGCCGTTCGACGCTGGACGTCCTGGTCAAAGATTCTCGGGCGATAGGCTTTCTCGACGGCTACGACATTCTCGAGATACATCCCGCCGAGCGAGGCAAAGGATACGGTCGCGTTCTTGCCGAATTCATGGTCAACAGAGCGTGGTCAGAAGGCCGCTCCGTGGTAAAGATAGAAATCGCTCCGCGATCCGCGTTGCCGTTCTGGGAAGCAATGGGATTCACCGCAGTCCATGGCCGACGAGGAAACGGCGGCGGGATCTACGCCTATAAGGTCATGCCTCGACCACTCTCGGGGCCTGACGGACAGGAATTATCCTACGTGGTCGAATTCTTCACGCCGGAAGATAAATATGCAGGTCGTCCTCCGTTCGTGAGGTATGAGGGGGCTGGCACCCTCACGGGGGACGGGACCGTCAGGCTTACAGAGAGAGCGATTTGCTTCGAGCCGTCCTGCCTGGATACCTATGATTGCTTCGCCAAAGTCAGGTTAAACGACGAGGTCGTCTTCTTCGACAAAGTGAAACGAGAGGAGGCGTCGAAGCTGGGGTTCGTCCAGGACGAGGGGTATATCTATTACATCGAAAAGATCACGCTACCGGACATCTGAGCCTGTTGGCGTCCCGTTGAAGAAAATTCTGAAAAAGTTCTCCAACACGGCGTTTCGGATTTTCCCGGGGTGGCCGTATATCCACATTAAGCCGACACCGAGAACCGATTGTCGGCCGACAGGTTCACCTTTGAGGGGGCCGCACGGAGCCGGGCCGCATGTCCGGCTTTCGTGTTTCTGGCTGGTTGCCCGTATTTTCAACCCACTCTGGGTGTTGTGGTTCAGGGAACTGCGAGACCTGCCGACCAGCAGGATCACCACGAGTCTAAACAAGCGACTTCGGCCTAAGTGCCCGGTTAGAGAACATTCTAAAAAAGTTCTGTAACCGGGCGTTTCGGATTTTCCCGGGGTGGCCGTATATCCGGATCAGACGAAGCGTAGCTCAGTGGTAGAGTTCGCCCTTGCAGGGCGGTCGTCGTGAGTTCGAGTCTCACCGCTTCGTTCAATACCTTGTTGCGGGGTGGAGCAGCCCGGAAGCTCGCCAGGCTCATAACCTGGAGGACGGCGGTTCAAATCCGCCCCCCGCAACCATCGAGGCCCTGGTCTAACGGACAAGACCCGACCCTGAGGTCGGAATGCGGGTTCAAATCCCGCGGGCCCGACCAAACACGAGGTGAGAACGCCCGCCTCACGCACCGCGACGCGGTAAAGTAGCCCCTCGGGGCGAAGAGATGCCGGATCCCGATGGTAGCAATCTGTCGGGTGAAAACGGGACCCGGCCGTGTTGACCAGATTATCGGGGAGTCATCGGAGACGGTGGCACCCCGACCAGATCTTGCAGAACCGTTTCACACTCGTTCTGCGGTCATTCTGCACTCGTTCTGCACCTCATTCTGCACTTAATTCATTGTATTTATTAAATAATGTATAACTGTAGAATGAGTTACAGTGTATTCAGTGTAAAAGATAATCAGTGAATATTCTGAAGTTGGATCCAGACCGTTCTGCGGCACACCTGGATGCAAATTGATTAAAGCACTGATTTCACTTCATTAAAATGCAGAACGACATGCAGAACGAGTGCAGAAACGCCGCAGAACGGGGCGTTACCAACTGGATGCACGGCCGGTTCTGCCCCCAAAACCTCTGATTGTCAGATCCGTATTTGCCCAGCGACAACCAATCGCAGGCAGACATTCATGAACGCACCCCTGAAAGCACCGTTTCCGTATTTCGGGGGCAAGTCCAAGATCGCCAGCGTTATCTGGCAGGCTCTCGGAGACGTCGATAACTACGTTGAACCGTTCCTCGGGTCCGCCGCTGTTCTTCTGGCGAGGCCCGGCGGTGCACGCGGCACAGAGACGGTCAACGACAAGGACGGTTTTCTGGCGAACTTCTGGCGTGCGGTGAAGCACGACCCCGAGGGGGTGGCCAGACACGCGGATAACCCCGTGAATGAGGTGGACCTGCACGCCCGCCACTACTGGCTGATAACCGAGGGTGCACGGGCGATATCCGAGAACGCTTATGACCCCGAATGGTTTGATTCCAAAATAGCGGGATGGTGGGTCTGGGGTGCGTGCTGCTGGATCGGTGCTGGCTGGTGCAACTCTCAGGGTCCGTGGGTCGTCAGGGACGGTGCCTTGGTCAAGGACCGCCGTGATGGCGAGGTTGGGATGAAGCGAGTCCTGCCGAGAGACACCAAGGTCGGAGTGATACGTAAAGTTCTGCACACCAGCGACGGTGGCGTAGGCATTAAACGTCAGCTGCCACACACAGGCAACGGTGGCATAGGCATCAACCGTCAGATGCCGCACACCGGCGAAGGCGGCAGAGCCGAATTTATCAATAACTGGATGGTCGGCATCCACAACAGGATCAGGGACGTCCGCGTGGCGAGCGGTGATTTTCACAGGGTTCTTGGCTCCGGGCTCCGTATCGGCAAGACCGTGGGCATCGTTCTGGACCCGCCCTACGCCGCACTCGACCGCGACAAGACCTACGCGAACGATGAGGACGACGTCAGCGACAGGGCCAGGGACTGGGCGGTGGAATACGCCGCAGCACAAGGCGACAGGGCCCGCATCGTCTTCTGCGGATACGACGGCCAGTCCGATGACGAGCAGGTCCTGGGTTCCGCCGGATGGGTGAAACACGCTTGGAAGGCCGCCGGGGGATACGGGAACCGGTCCGACGGTCGCGGTAAGGCGAACGCGTCCCGAGAGGTCCTGTGGTTCTCTCCCGGGTGTCTGCCCGTGCCCGCCCCCTGAACCGTATTTGGAATACGACAAATCACGGGGCACACATGACAGAAACCACCTTCAAGATCCGCATGCCCGCCGAGGTCCGCACCATGTGTCTCGTTGAGCAGAGCATGGCGTCCTGGTTCATGTCGTCCGCCGAAACCCCCATCTCACGTGCAGAATTCCAGGCGTCCGGCTCGGTTGAGGTGGACGCGTCCTCCGAGTTCACCGCTACCGGCGACTCCTTCTGGGACAACGAGGAATCCCGCTGGTTCAGGCCGTTCAACGTGGTCCGTGCAGCGGACGGAACCGGGGTCTTGGTTATCTCCGTCAAGGGCAGCCTGTATGCTGACCTGACCGGCCAGTTCGGGAACTGGGCCACCGGCTACCCCTACGTGACCGCCGCCGTCAAACGCGGCGTTTCGGACACCACGATCAAGGCCATCGTCCTGGACATCAACTCCCCCGGCGGGATGGTTCGCGGGTGTTCAGAGTGCGGTGACGCCATCGCCGAAGCCGCCAAGATTAAGCCGGTCATCGCCTACGCGCAGGACACAGCCGCGTCCGCCGCTTACTGGCTCGCCGCCCAGTCAACCGAGCTCCACGTGTCGAACACCGGGGAGGTCGGCTCCATAGGCGTGATCACCGGACACTGGGACGAGAGCGAGTGGCTCAAACAGATGGGCATCAAATACACCCCGCTCTTCGCCGGTGAACGCAAGGCGGACATGAGCCCGTATTTGCCAATCAACGACGAGGCCAAGGCGGCCATGCAGAAGCGTCTCAACGCGGTTTACTCGGAGTTCATCTCCGCCGTCGCCAGAGGACGCGGGATGAACGGCGACGACATCCGCAACACGCAAGCCGCCATGTTCGCCTCGCAGGAATCGGTCCGCATCGGCTTGGCGGACAGGGTCAGCACACGGGCGGAGGTCATGTCGGCCGCGTTCGGTGCCCAGCTCGAAACGCAGGCCGAAACGGAAACGGACAACGATCAGGGACAGGACATGACCGACAAATCCGAAGACACCACGAAGGCGATCACACCGGAAGCCATCACCCCGGCTCAGCCCGTAGCCCCCAAAGTGACAGCCGAACAGCCGGATGCAGGTGCCATCGAGGCCGCTGTCTACAAGCGTGTTGGCGACATCCTCGCATGCGATGAAGCCAAAGGCCGCGAAGCTCTCGCAAACAAGCTTGCGTTCACGACCAAGCTCTCGTTCGACGAGGTCAAGGGCCTGCTCGCCGCTGCACCCGTGGCCGCACCAACCAACGCACACATTAACCCGTTCGAGACCGTGATGATGAGCACTCCTAACCCCGACGTCGGGGCGGGTGGTCAGCCTGGCGAGGAGAGCGATGTCCTCGCCGCATACCGTGCGGCACAGATCTAACAGGAGCCCCGAAGATGGCAAATTACACCCCCGGCATCGCGTCCGTCATCCTCGGTGACACCGAGTTCAATGAGCCGCTGTTCCTGAACTACGACATTCGCCCTGCGGCTTACGAGGTCCTGCCTCTCGCCGCAGGAGAAACGATCGACCTTCAGGCCCCCGTGGCACTGGACGAGAACAACGCTGTCGTGAACGCGGAACCAGGCACGCCGTCTATCGGTCTCTGCATGACCCCGATCAACGGAACAACCACCAGCGTATCGGTCCTCCGGACCGGCGTCCTGAACGAGAAGGCCATCGCTTGGCAGGCGTCTTACGATACCGCAGCGAAGCGTGCGGCGGCGTTCCGCGGTGCACCGTCCCCCACCAACATCATGGTTAAAGTCGCCGTCTAATCGGTCGAAATGGAGATACTGAAATGAACATGAGACCGATGAACTTCCAGGAGATGCGATTTGCGGTTGAGGACGCGAAGCCGCAGGTCCGCCTGTTCTCCGACAAGATCTTCAAGCACTCTTATCAGGCAGACAACGACCTGATTCACATCGAGAAGATCCCGATGGCCAGCAACATCGTTGCCCCGACCGTCAACCCTCGCCTGTCCGGTCCTTCGGTCGGCAACACCGGGACCAAGACCATGGTCCTGACGCCGAGCTATTTCCGGCTGACGTCCCCAGTCGAGCCGTCCGGCATCTATACCGGCACCGACAAGAATAAACTGTCCTACATGTATGACCCCAACCCGATGAATCGGCTTGCCAAAGAGCGTAAGCGGGTGAATGCGGAGCATATCAGCAGGATCGAGGAAGGCTGGGAGCTTCAGGCTGCACAGGCTGCGATCACCGGCAAGGTGAACGTGTATTACGAGGGTTCTGCGGTCAGCGAAGTTGACTACAATCGGGATCCGTCGCTGACGGTCATGAAGACCTCCGGCACTTTCTGGGATGAGAACGATGACCTCATCCTCGATGATATCCAGAGCTACATCGACCGCATCTACGACCTGACCGGAGAGACCGCGGTTCATATGCTGATGGGCCGCAATGTCGCCGCTGTCGTGCGCAGGTCCGCTCGCAAGGGTGCCCTGAAAGACCTCGTCGATAGGAACTACAACCCGGACGGGACCAGCTTGGTCACGGGCCTGAGCAAGCCTGGCGAGCTGGTTGAGATCGGCAACATCAGCAAGCTGATCGACGCCTACGAATACAAGGTCAAGTTCCGCGTTCCGCGTGATAACGGCCTCGAGGTGGTGCAGCCGCTGGGCGACAATCAGATCTGCCTGATGACCGATGACATTCTTGGCATCAACGCTCACGGTGCCATCAAGAACCGTGCCGCGAACTACGTGGCGGCGAAGATCTTCGCCCAGAACTACGTTGAGGGACACGCCCCGCAATATGAGTTCATGTCGCACGAAACGGCTCCTCTGGCGGTAGTGGCGGACACGAACCGGACGCTTCTGGCAAACGTGCTCGGCGGGTAATCCACTCGGGCGGCCCACGGGCCGCCCATCAACTTCAGGAGAAACGTGATGGTTGCACTGATCGCACGACACACTATCCAACGCGTGCTGGACGGACACTTCGTCAGCCACGCACCGGACACCCGCTTCGAGATGCCGGACGCGGAGGCGGAACGCTTGGTTCTGGCCAAGGCCGCCGTTTACGCTGAGGTGGTGTCATTTGAGGCCCCTGTCGTGGTCCCGGCTACCCCAGCACCCGCAGAGCCCGAGCAACCCACAGAACCCGCCCCCACGGAGCCGGAGACGGCACCCGAGGACGTGTCGGACGCCGAGCCTAAGCCCAAGCGGACCCGTAAGGCTAAGACCGAGGCCGACGCGGAGTAATAGCCATGGGTTTCAGGGAGCGTGCCGAAGCGATGGCCGAGGCTCGTGCCGAGGTCCATGAGGAGTTCAAGATCCCCGTCATGTTCTTCGGAGCCGGAGAACCGTGGCGGGTCGTTTTTTGCCGGTTACACGAGAGCGTGAATCCGGACGGTGTCCGCCTCGGATCAGGCTCGGACCAGATCAGCATCAGCAGCTCAAACCCGCAGGCCATATTCCGGAAAGATGACGTTCCGGACCTGGGCACGAAGACGTCGATCGTTTCCGTGTCCCCCGGCAAGGCCTACGTCCCCTCGAAGATCGCACCCGCTGACCGTTACGGCTTTGTCACGGTCATGCTGGCACCCGCACCCAAATCGGACGCCTACCCCGTCCCCGACTGGGACGCTTTGTGATGGCATACGTTGCGATCGACGCCAGAAACCTAAAAGGCACCACCAGCGTGGCCGCCCTGCTGCGTGATCGCGGTAAGGACGTTCAGCGTGCGGTGAACGAGGCGGGCCGGTTCGGCTTCAAGATCACTGCCGAAAAGATCAGCAACGAGGTCCGTTTCCCTGCGGGATACCTGACGTCCCAGGACCGGCTGCGGTTCCGGCAAGCATACGCCCCCGGCGACTCCGCGATCATCTCGGCTCGGCGCCGTGCCACGTCCTTGGCCCAGTTCGTCAAGGGACACCCGGGCTTCGGCCAGCGGGGCGGTCTCGCGGTTCAGGTCCTTCGTCGCGGCGGTCACGCTCACATGAGCAAGGCGTTCCTGATGAGGACGAAGTCCGGGGGCCGAGGGCTTGGGAACGTCGGCGTCATGATGCGTGAGGACGCATACGCCAAGCTGAACAAGGGGCGGCGTTCCGGCATCGACGCGGTGCACGGCAACAAACGCGGATACATGGAGACCGGGGCCGCGTTCTCTTCGAAATACGCGTGGCGGGCTCGCGGCGAGAAGAGCGGCCTGCGGCCGCTGTATTCCGTTTCTGTCGATCAGGCGTTCGACAGTTTCAGACGCCAGATCTCGCAGGAAACTCAGGCGGATCTGGACCGTCGCGTGTCCGAAATATTCAGCGGAGCATAAAGCATGGAAGAGGAAGATCCCGTCCGACTCACGATTTTAAAGCGTTTCACAGACGAGATCGCATCGCGTGCGGGCCTTCCGGACGCGGTGTTTCGCGGCAGGGATTACTTCGGTGAGAATGAAGGCGACCCCACGCCGATGGCCACGATATTCGAGGACATCGCGGGCGGCGACGATTACCCCGCCCAGACCAAGGACGGGGCCGCGTCTTTGGTCAGCCTGCCGCTCATCCTGGTGGGCTTCGACCATGAGGACCGCCTGAACCCGACTGACCCGGCCACGAGGCTCATGTATCGGGTCATCAACGCCATCAAGGGCATCAAGGCGGACGGTCGCAAGCGTAACGGGGACCTGCTGTATCTCGGGATGGAGGCGGTTGACCGCATCGAGATCGGGTCCGGCCACGTTTATCCTGCAGGGGCGGACGGAGCCACGAACATCGCGTTTTTCAGGTTGCCCGTGACCTTGGTTTACGCCGAGGACTGACCCCGGACGGGGTCTTACCCCCAAACCGTATTTGTCCAACGAGATCGCCTTGGCCGCGCCGGCCAGCTAACCGTGAGGACGAAAATGGCCAAGATTCAGGACTTCTACGAAATCCAGCGTGGTAAGCTCATGCTGGGGGAATACGCTACGGGGACCACGCGTCCTAAGCATTTCGAATGGGGCGGAAACTTCCCGACCGTGTCCCTCAACATTGAGCGTGAAGTCCAAGATCACTACGCGTCATACGACGAGGATCGCAACAAAGACTTCTCGATCGAGACCATGACGAACATGACCGGTTCGCTCATGACGGACACCATCAGCCCGCAGAACATGGCTAAATGGTTCGGTGACGGGTCCGTCAGCACGGTCACGCAAGCCGCCGTCACGGGGCACACCGAAACGGTGACGATCGAGAAGCAGGGCATCCACATCAAGGTGGGCGTGACTGACGACAACCCCGCCGGATACCGAAACCTCGAGAACCTCGTCATCACGAAAGACGCCGGTGCCGTGACCTTGGTTGCCTACGTTGACTATGAGCTTGATGATAACGGGCTCATCGAGATCCTTGAGGGCGGTGCCATCGAGGCCGGTGACACCATCGAGATCACGACGGACATCGCCGCTGGCACGTTTAACCGCATCATCTCGAAAACCGCGTCTTTCCGCGGGGCCTTCCAGTTCATCACGAAGAACAAAGCTGGCCGCAACAAGGTGTATTACGCTCCGTGTGCAGTCATCCGCCCGAGCGGTGACTTCACCTTGGTGACCGAGAGCGAGTTCGCTCAGCTCTCCTTCACCATCAGCTTCGAGAAGCTGATCGGCAAGCCCCTGATGTTCGTCGACGATAAGCCGTTCAACGGCCAGTGACCCCCAGGCCGCCGGGAGACCGGCGGCCCGTTTCGTTCGGAGATGCCCCATGTCGTTCGCTGATCACGCCACAGAATACACCGATGTAAAAACCGCCAACGGCTCCGTCGTGGGGTCCGTCCGGCCCATGAACGACGTGGACTTCTCGTTGCTCTGGCAGAAGCACGCCGAGGCCATGGAGTTGGTGGTTTCCCAGTTCTTCGCCGCGAGGCTGGAAGGCGGAGACTTGGACTTCGGCTCCCTGATATCAGGTGCCGTCCGGAACGTCCCCGATCTGATAACGGACGTCATCTGCGTCGCTTCCGACGAGCACCTGGCGGATTGGGACAAGGTCTTCGCGTCCGTGTCCCGCATGTCCATCGGGCTCCGCATCGAGTGCCTTAATACCATCCTGAGGATCACGTCCGAGGCCGAGGGCGGACTGGCCAAGGTCCTGTTCCTGATTAATGCCTCCCGCCCCAAGGCAGCTGACGCCAGCTAAGGACCGGGAACCCCATGCGTCCCGAAGATCACCGCACATTCTATAAGCCGCTGACGGACCTGAGGGGCCGCCAGATCGCACGCCTCCGAGGGCTGACCGCGTCTGACGTGGACTGGTTATGGCAGGCACACGAGGATGCCGTCGAGCGGGTCTATGAGGAGTGGTCCAAGGCCCCGGACACCGGAGCACCCGGACTGCTGATGTCAGCGACCCAGCACGCAAGAGACCTCGTTCTGGACATCATCACCACGGCGTCCGACGGGCAAGACTGGGAGCTCGAGAGACGGGCCGTCTCCAAACTGCCCTCGGCCACGCGTGATCTGGCCTTGTCCCAGATCCTCAGCATGACGTTCGGTTCCGAGGGCGGGCTGGGAGACACGATCCGCAGACGTGAGGCCTCCGAAGAAGACGAAAAACCCCAAAGGACGCCAGTCGGAACCCGTGCCGCAAGGTTCGTCATGACGATCAGGAAAGCGGTCTCCCTGCTGTTTCAGCACGGACACCCGCACGCCGCCCGGCAGCCTCTGGGCCGTATTTTCATGGAAGCGGAGATAGTCGAGCAACGCACGAAGCGTGCCCAGGCGAACGACGCGGTCCTGATGCAGAAGACCGTCGGCTCACTGATCGACGAGAAGATCGGCAAGGACTTCTCGAAGTGGATCAGGGAGATAGCCGAGAATGGCGATTAACAAGCCGGATGTTGAAGTCCACGTCAGAGCGGTAAACGAAACCTCGAAGCCCCTGAAAGAAGCTCGTGCGGACTTCGAGCGTTTCGAGGACACGGTCAAGGCCGCCGCTTCCGCTCTCAATGAGCACAAAGGACACCCCCGAGATTTCGCGAATGCGATGAAGAACGCGTTCGCTCCCCTCCCCGGCGTAGCCAAGAGCACCGTTGATCGCCTGTCCGCGTCCTTGGAGGGGCTGGAACAGGACTTCCGTGCCGTCGAGGACGCGATGCAGTTCAGCGACACGAAGCTGGGCGGCCTCCGCAAAGCCAAGGCTGAGATCGACGCCGAGCGGAAATCCGTTGAGGACCGCATCGCCGCCGAGAAGATGGCCGCGAAGCAGTCAGCGGACGCCGCCAAGGCTCGAGCCGCCGAGATTTCCAGCACCATAAAGGCCCGCAAGGCGGACGTCTCGGAGATCGACAAGCGGATCGCGGCCGAGCAGCGTCTGCACGACGCGACCGAAAAGCGGCTCATCAAGAACCGAAAGACCCTGGAAGAGCCTAAGGTTCTGACCGCCAAGCGTCAGCAGGCTCTGGAAGAGTCGTCCGTCGACGATGCCAACGCTCTGGTCAACAGCAGGAACAGGATGGCACAGCTGGTCCAGGCACGGGCCGCGTCCGCCGCTCTGGTCACGCCGCTGGTTCAAGAACAGCAGTCCCACAAAGACCTGACCGCCGTGGCGAAGACGGAGGCCGCGAAACGCATCGCCGCTATCTCCGCCGAGGAGGACGCGATCAAAAAGCGTGACCGTGCCTTGGAGACCAGCACCAAGGCCGCCATGACCGAGCGTGCAGCACTGGAGGCCAGACGCACCGCGATCATTCAGGACCGCACGGACGTCAGCGATGTCCGGAGCCGGGCCCTCAGGATGCAGGCTCAGCTCAAAGACCCGATGGACGTCCGCCGGGTCGCCGCAGGCATCTCGGACGGGCCGGACCGCGAGGCACGCGGGCTGTCCGTTCTCGCTGCCGAGTCTCGCAGAGCCGCTGACGCCCAGAGAATGCTGACCGGGGAGACGTCCAGGGGCACAACCGCTTTCGCGTCAATGCGTTCCGAGTTGATGGGGCTGGTGGGCGTTTACGCGTTGTATTCGACGTCCGTGTCACAGGCGTCCGCGGTCATAGACGCCTTCAACACGCGTGAGGCCTTCGCCGTCGGGATCTCCTCAACGAACGGCGGAAACGCCAATGAGGCGACCGCTCAGTGGGAATACATGATCGGCGTGGCGAAACGTCTGAAATTCTCGATATCGGACCTGGCCCCCGAATACTCCAAGCTGCTGATCGCGGGCCGAGGCCTCGGGATGGCGGACGCGGACATCGAGAAGATCTTCGAGGGCACGCTGTCCAAGGCCCGGGCCACGAACGCGTCCAACCAGCAGATCCAGAACGCGATGCGGGCCCTGATTCAGGTCCTGTCCAAGGACCAGGCATACGCCGAAGAGATCAACGGTCAGCTCGCCGAAGCCGTGGCCGGTGCACGCGGGGACTTCGCGAAGGCCCAAGGCTACACCGTGGACCAGATGGCACAGTTCTCCAAGGACATGGAGGCGGGGGTCTTCAAGGGGCAGTCCATCGTCAAGCTGGGTGCATACTGGATCGAACAGAACGCCGACGCCGTCCAAGCGGCGGGGGGCACGTTCAAGGCCGCGCTGGGCGACCTGCAGAACGTGATCTTCGAGACCCGCTTAAAGCTGGCCGAGGGCGGCTTCATGGACGGCATGAAGGACACCGTTCAGGGGTTCGCGGACTTCCTCAAAAGCGAAGACGGGCAAGCCTACATGCTGCGAATGGCGGACGCCGCGAACGCCGTGGTCTCCGCTCTGGTGTCCGTGGCCAAGAACCTGGACGTGGTCATCGCGGGCCTCGGGGTCATGGCCGGCATCAAGATCGCGTCCATGGTCGGCGGTGCCATAACCAGCATCGCGGCCGCGTCCGGCCTCGCGGCCACCGGCATGACGGCGATGGCGGGGTCCGCCGGGACTCTGGCTGCGGCACTGGGCGTCCTCAGGGCGGCGGGCGGGCTTCTGCTCCGCGTGCTGGGCGGAATCCCGGGCTTGGCAATCGCTGGCGGGGTCGCGGTTGCGAACATGCTGTCCTCGGCTCAGGCGTCGAAGATCGCCGAGACGAACGCCGCGATGGAGAGGACGTCAACTTTCATCGACAAGATCCGAAACGCGGCTTCTCAGGCACGAGGCGACTTGGAGCAGTTCAATCGGCTCTTGAAAGAGGCCGGGGTCACGGACAAGGATGCGATGGCGAAATCAATCGCCGACGTGAACGCCCTCATGAGCAGGTCGAAGAACGCCTTCGGCTGGGACATGATGAACGCGGAGAGCCTTGTTCGTGGGGCGTCTGCGATCGACGACGAGTCCCGCAAGGCGATACTTGAGGACGCTAAGCTTCTGCGTAGGGACCTCGGACGCCTCACGCTTGATGACACGAACGCCCGCATCGAGAAGATCGCCGACTACTTCGGACGCAGGGCCAAGGAACTGCGTGACGCATACGAGCAGGCGGACGGCATGACGCAGTTCTTCATGAACGCGTCCGGCCTGATGGATCAGGCCAAGGCCTTCGAAGCACAGGCGAAGGCTATCAGAGGTGCCAAGGACGAGGCCGCCGAGTTCTATCGTCTCAACGGCGAACGCGTCACAATGACCCGGGTGAGCACAGGTCAGCTCGAAGAGGTCTCCGACGCATATGCGGGCAGCGGCAAGGCGGCATCCGAGGCCACCGTCGACCTGAAAGCATACAACTCCGCGATGGAGGCCCTGAAAAAGCTGGGCACCGACACCTCCGCTTCCAAGGACTTCGCTGACGCCTTGGCGTCCATCAGGAAGAACGCCGACGAGGCCGCGAAGGCGGTCGCGGGCACCCGCGAAGAGGCCAAAAAGCTGGCAGACATCGAACGCGTGGTCCGGACCGCTCAGGTCACCAACGCGGCGAAGTTCCTTGAAAAACGCTACGGTGACGCGGGCCTTACGCTGCGGCCGTCCGCGGAGCTCATCACCCTGATCGAGGGGCTGAACAACAACATCCTCAGCACCGGTGCAAACGGTCAGGTGGGGTGGGTCCCGCAGAACCCGGCCGGGGGCGGGTCCTACATCGCGAACACTGACGGAAAGATGACCAATCAGAACGGCCGTCTCGTCGCCCAAGACCCCGCCCTCAAAGGCCTCACGGTGTCTCAGGCTGCTCTGCTGAACGCCATCGCCGCCCCAGAGTCCGGCGGTGCGTATAACGTCCGGTTCGGCGGTGCCAAGGGAGCACAGACGTTCGATCTGAACGGCATTCATCCTAACATCCGGGAGCGGAACCCGGCCAACGGGACCTATTCGACGGCCGCCGGTCGCTACCAGTTCATCGGGTCCACGTGGCGTGGGATCATGGGCAACGCACCGTTCACGCCCGAGAACCAGGACCGTGCCGCTCTGAAAAACGCCGAGCAGGCTTGGGCCCGCAACGGCCCCAAGGGCGTGGACCTGTATCAGTATCTGGACCAGAACGGCATGGACCAAGTGGTCAGGAACGCCCTCAAAGGCCAATGGGAGGGGTTCGTCGGCCAGGCAGGCTTCTCCAAAGCGAAGGCCACGTTCGAAGCGTCTCGCAGCAGATACATGTCCAACGGGGTAACTGTTGGCAGCGTCACGTCCGGCGGGGTCTCGGTAGCTCCGGACGGCTCAATCGTGCGGGCACCCGCAGCGGGGGCCGCTCCGACGATGGTCCAAGACCCGTTCACCCCGGAACAGAAGCGTGCACTGGAGATCGTGTCCTCGTCCTCTCCGGCACTCCCGGCCAAGGCACAGGACGCCCTGTATGAGGCCGTCCTGAAGAACCTCGGGATGGCGGACGATCTGGGGTTCATTAACACCCTTAAAGACGGGAACCTGGAACGCATCGCCGACGCCATCGAAGCCTCCGCCGGTAACGGCTCTGCGGACGCGTTTCGGCGTGAGACTGACCTTTTAAGGCAGGCCCAGCAGGTCGACGCGAACGCGGAGGCGTTCGCCGCCGTCAAGGAGATCGCGGACACCCTGAAATTCTCGAAGGACGACCTGGATTCCGAGGCGGCTCGCTCCGCAGCTGCGGCCCGTGAAGTCGCGTCCGCCGTAGAGCGTCTCACCAAAGACGGGGCTTCGCTGGCGAAGGCCATGGGCACGGAAACGGACGACGAGGCACGAGCGAAACTTGGGGGCATCGTCGACCAAAGGATTCAGGTCGAATACGGCAAGCAGCTCGCCGATGAGGCTAAACGCAGGGCCGAGGAGCAGAAGCAGTTCAACGAGGCAAGCGACAAGTCTGTCCGGAACGCTCGACAAGAGGCCGAACTCGCGGGCGTCACGGACGAACGCGAGAAGGCCAGACTGCAAGCTCGTCAACGCATCGCGAACGAGCAGGAGGACGCAGGCTTCACGTATTCCGAGCAGCAGATCGCGGCTCGTGAAGCGGCGGAGATGGCCAAATTCGAGGCTGAGAAGAACGCGGACACCGCGAAATCCAAGCGTGAGCAGGCGGAAGAGGACGCTCGATCTCTCCGATCCTCTGAGCAACGCATCGCCATCGCTCGCACCCTGGACGAATCCGCGAAGGAGCGGCTTCGCGTCGAGAACGAGCTGCGTGATCAGGAGAGAGAACGCGGCGTAACCCGCTCGGATGCTGACCGCAACGCCCTGATCGAGGCTCACATGCGGGCGTTCGACGCGGAGAACGGTCAGGCCATGGCCGAGAAGCGTCACACCGACGCGTTGACCACCCTGAGGGAGCAGCTCGCTCTGCTGGAAAGCCAGGCCGCCGCCGCGATGGCGTCCGGGGACTTCGACGAACGCGACGCTCTCAGGGACAAGATCTCTGGCGTCCGCGACCAGATCGTCGAGGCGACCCGTGCCCTCGAGGAGTTCTACCGTGCCATGGGCGGCCCCCAAGGTGAGCAGGGTGCGATGGCCATGGAGGCTCTGCGTCTCGAGACACAGCGTGCGAAGGCTGAGTTTCAGGCGATGACCCCCGAGGTCAAGCTGGTCTCCGACGTGATCGAGGGCAATCTTAATACCGGGGTCTCCACGTTCTCGAAACTGGTGGCCGAGGGCAGGTCCCCGTTGCAGGCATTTGGGCAGGCGGTGAAACAGACCGTCGGCCAGATCCTGGTGGACCTCGGCATGATGATCACGCGGGCGTGGGTCGCGAAGACGGTCATGTCCATGCTCGGGATGTCCCCCGCCGGGGACGCTGGCATCGGCACGTCCGTTGCCCAGTATCTCGGAAACATGGCCATGCCCGGCGGCAAGCACCACGACGGCGGAATAGCCGGAGACCCCGCCCACAGCATCGACTTCATCTCGGGGCTGATGAACCTGGGAGCGAATGAGACGCCAGCCATCTTGGAACGCGGGGAGGAGGTCCTGACGGCCCAAGACCCGCGTCACCGCCGCAATCTGGGGGCTGGCTTCGCACGCTTCATGCGTCTCCACACCGGCGGCATCGGCGGGATGGAGCCGGATTCGGTCAGCTCCACGCTGGCGGCTGCAGGGTCCGCTGGTCGAGCGATGTCCTCGTCCATGTCCAAGGCCGTGGCGGACGCTCCCGCACCGATCATAAACAACCGCAACTTCTTCGACATGGACAGCCTGATGAATGACTACATGTCCACGCCCGCCGGACAGCGAAGCGTGCGGAACGTCATCACGAAGGACCGCTCGAAATTGAAGGCGATATTCTCATGATCGACGTGACCAACCCCATAGCGACCCCGTTCCGTGCGGACTGGTCCGTCCAGCCCAGGACGGACTACGAGTTCAAGACGAACATCATGACGGCAGCTGACGGGTCCGAGCAGCGCAGCCCGAAGAACCGGTTTCCTCGGGTCAGGATCCGGTTTTCGTGCCTGGCCCGAGGCGAGCGGCACGCGGCACGCATCACGGAGATGCGTCATGCTCTTATGACCTCCGCCTTAGCCGTCCGGGATTTCCGGATGGGCTCCGAGGGGAAGGTCTCAGCAGACGGGATGTCTGTCCAGCTTAACCGCTGGTCCGCGTCCTGGGCCGTCGGCATGCGTGTCATCATAGAGGACGGAGACGGCATGGCGGAGCACACAGCACTGCTCACCAGCGTTGACCCCGCGTCCCGAACCATGATCTTGGGCGTTCGTGCTCCGACCGCGTTGCGTGGTTCCGGTGTCGGCGTCTCCTCCGCGGTCGTGTGTTCGCTTGACGGTGACATGAGGTCGGACCTCGTTCACGCGGGTGCCGTCTCGTGGGAGGTGTCCGCGACGTCATTCGGCGGCGTGGACCCCATCGGCGGTGCCCCCCGCGAGAAGTTCCCGTTCACCCACGGTGCCCCGGACGCGATGCGGATCACGACATCCCGCAGCGTGCTGGCGTTGGACTTCGGGGTCGGCAGGCGTCAGGAGACGCTGGGATACGCTTCGGACACCTCGGGCTTCAGGACGTTCCAGGTCGAGACCAGACAGATGGGCCAGTTGGCAAAGGAGGACGTCATATCCTTCTTCTGCGGCTGCCGAGGCAGGCTGCGGTCGTTCTCCGCCGAGCGTCTGGACCCGGAAGCCCGCTTTCGCTTCGGATCCGACGTCCTGACCGTCGAGCACCTCAGCGGAAACGTCTCGTCCGCCACGATGAACCTGGTCCAGGTCAGGCGGTGACCGCTTGGCCCGTATTTCCCGCATGAGAATGCGGGGTGTGCGGCGTGTCAGATCTGGATTTCAGCGACAACGGGATTGAGACCGGGGACGTGGCCTTCATCGTGACGGTGACCGGGGACGGTGAAACGTGGCGATACACCAACTGCGACACTGAACTGATGGACGCCCAGTCCAATGCCTATCTGGCCGTTCCGATGAAGATTGGAACCTTGTCGTCTGACGGTGACATGGGGGGCGGGGAGGTCGACGTCACGCTCCCAAGGACGGTGTCCGTTGCGTCCCGGTTCCTACCCCAGACAGACCGCACGATATACAACCTTCAAATACGCAGGGCACTGCACGTGGGCGGTGTCATCACGGACACGCGGATCGCGTTCACCGGTGTGATCAAGATGGCGGCGGCCTCCGGGGATGAAGGCGAAAGCCTGGTCCTGAAATGCTCGACCGACCGCTACAAACTCGAGCGAAACGCGTCTCGCAGGCGATACCAGCATTCGTGCCCCCACGTTCTTTATGGGTCCCAGTGCCGAGCACTCCGGGAGCTCTCCGCACTGCCAGCACGAATAGAGCCGATCCTGAGTGCCGGACGATTCCACGTCGTCATCACCTTCGAGCCGGACGATCCCGACAATCCGACCGTGAGAGGGATGGACCTGTTTTCGGACTGGGAGACGCTCAAAGGCCTGACGTTCTCCTTTAAGGGGGCAGAATACCAAGCCACCCGCATCGAGCGTCGCCTGTTGCTGAACTTCGGGGTGCAGGTCCGAGCCGACACCGCTTCCAGCCTGATTGCGGCACTGATTTCGTCCTCGTCGAACGAGAGGTTCTGCACGGTCCACCCGAACTGCGACCACACCCTGAACGCTTGCCAGAAGATGCACCGGAACGCGGCCAATTTTGGCGGGATGCCGTTTATCCCGTTCAAGAACCCGGTCGGCACTTCGTTCGTGGGGTGATGCCATGAATTTTCTGATTCAGATGGCGGTGGGCATCGGCATGCAGATCCTCGGCGGGATCATGACCGCCCAGAAGCAGAAGACCGAGAAGCCGTCTCTCAAGGACCACGATGAGCCGACATCGGACGCACACAGGCCGATCCCTCTGGTCGCAGGAACGGTCAAGGTCGACGGCCTGAACCTGCTGTTCACCGCGGACCGGAACATCCGGGAACGCATGGTCAAGGCTCCGGGTAAAAAATGATCATCACAAAGGAACATGTCGCAGCGGCGGGATTTTGCGGCCCCGGCCTGAAACGGTGGTGCCGCCTACACGGCATAGACGCAAGCAGCGTGATGAACGGGATCCCCGAGGAGGAGCTTCTTGCAACGGGGTGTGCTCTCGCCGAGGCCGTCGTGCAGGCCGCCAGAAGAACGAATAGCGATCAGGAGTGAGCCATGGCGGTCAAAGGAAAAATCCCCGTTTACGACTACATGATGACCGAGCACGCTGGAATCTGTCTCGGCCCCGCTGACGGCCTGTTCGGGATTTACGTGGAGGACAAGCTCGCTTGGCCCCCGGCACAGACGAACGGTGACGACAGCGTGGCGAAGTGCCCGGACGGCATCGACTATCTGGGTCTAAATCTTGGGCTTCCCGTCGAGGAGTGCATCGATCCTGATCACGGCGAGGTCCTCACGACCGAACGCACCATTTTCATCGACGAGACGGAGCTGTTCGGGGGTGACCACCGGAACGGCGGGGTCTCAGGCGTCGTTCACTGGCTGCCGGGTCGCATAACCCAAGTCCTGCCCGGCTGGATCGCCGAGCGTCTCGGGTTCTCGGACCCCGCACAAGCACCTGGCTATCGGGGGATCTCCTCTCTGTGGTTCACCGGCGGCCAGAAGCCTGAGCCGGAACGCAACTCGTTCGGGTTGATCATAAAAGCCGCAGTAACGGGTGCGAAGATCATCGCGAAGAAGATGTCCGGCTTCCGCTGGGGCACGAACATGAAATACGACATGGTCTCGACTGCGGCACGCGTCTTCGTCCGCCCGTCTGTGCCCTCGTTTTCGGAGTGGCTCGCCAGCGTCCACGATCAGCCGGGCTTCCCGGCCGAGGAGGCCAGCGTCATCGTCGTGAAGACCCCCCTCAGTGCCCCGAGGAAGAAGCCGAACAGCGGCGGTGAGATGTTCGAGCAGGGAGGCGGGTTCCCGACGATCAACGCGGCCGCACAGATCCACGCACTGATCGCGTCAGGTGCTTATGACGTAAACGCGGGTCAGACGTCGATGGACCACGAGAGCTTCATCACCTGTGCACGCATACTGTCTCGTGAAGGCCTCGGGGTGTCGTTCATCGTGACGGGCGAGGAGACCACCAAGGCTCTGGTCGGAGAGATCCTGAACCACGTCGGCGGTGCGGTATTCGTCAGCCCCAAGACCGGCCTGTGGACCATGCGGCTGTTCCGGCCGGACACGGCGTTCGATGAACTCTGGGGCGAGGTGGCCCGTCCGGAGCTGACGGGCTTCGTCCTGAGCCCGTCGAACGCAGAGCTTGACGGCGACTTCGAACGCCAGACCTGGGCGGACATCGTCAACACCGTGGACGTCTCATACACCGAGGACGAGACGCAGGAGCGTAAGATCCTGACGCTCGTCAACAGCTCGGCCATCGCGGCGGCCGGCGGCGAGGTCGTCAGGGATGATCTGGATTACGGTTTCTTCCGGTGCGAGGAGGCCGCCAAGGTCGCGGGTCAGAGGGCTCTCGGGGTTTCCTCGAGGCCGCTCATGTCCGCGTCTTGGGTCGTTAACCAGAGCGGTTCCGGACTTGAATGCCTCGACGTCATAACGGTCAACTGGCCCTCAGAAGGCATAGTGGGCGGCAGGTGGCGGGTCCTGACCGTCGAATACGGCGACTCCGAGGACGGCTCAGTTCGCATCGAGGCCATCGAGGACGTGTTTTCCGAGGAGCCGCTGCAAGTCTCGCAAGGAACCCAGCCCGGTCTCTGGACCCCGGACTCGACCAGACCCGAAATCTCAAACACCTACGTTTTTGAGCTCGGAAATCAGGTGGCCCGCGTCGACGGATACCCGGATGAAGATCTGGAAAAGCTCGAAGACGACAAGCAGGTCATAACCGGCCATTTACTCTCGTCTAATGACCCGATGATGGGCGTGAACCTGTTCACACAGCCGCAGGGCGGCGTGTTCCCGGACAACGGGACGTTCGTGGCCTCGACCCCATGTGCCGTTCTGGGTGTCGCCCTGGGCATCCAGGACGAGTCCCAGCTGAGCTTCTACGATATGAACTTTGGCCCCCAAGAAAGCGACATCGACGTTGGGGACCTGATGGTCATCGTCAGGCCGTCCTCCGTTGACGGCAAGCACTTCGAGAGACGGACAAACACGAGCTGGGCCGCACCGCACCCGTCCGGTCTGCATTATGACTATCCCGATCTTTCATGGGAACAGGGCGGTGAGTATTTCAGCAACACCTACACCGTTACGGATGGGGTCGCGGCCGCACGTCGAGGCTTGGGGCACGCCGTTCTGGCTCTTGATGACACTTTGCCGCCGTCACAACACGCCTGGAAGATCGGGCAGGCGTTCCCTGAAGAGATCGTGATGGTGACCGCACTGGACAGGGAGACGGGGAAGATAACCGTTCGCAGGGGGTGCTATGACACGCACCCGGCCCCGGCCCCCGCGAACTCGATCGTTTTTCACGTCAAGTCTACGCCGTCAGTGTCTGCGGGAGAGCTCTGGCACGCGTCGTATCTCGACGCGTATCAGCCGGTCAGCGTGTCCGGCGTCTCCACCGACTATCATTTCGCCGACAGCCTGAACACGACAGCGTCCCGGCGCCGGTCTGGCCGGGCCTTCATGCCGCCCAGGAACGCGAACGTCACGATCGTGACGGACAGCGGAGAGGTCGGCTTCGGGGGACGCATCGAGATTGACGAGCCTCAGGACATAACGGTCCGCTGGTCAACGCGGAACCGCGACCTCGAAGACCTGCAACCCATGAAATACTCCGGCATCAGGGTCACGCCCGAGGAAGGCCAGAGGACGATCGTTCGCGTTTATCGTCGTGTCCGCAGGGGGGAGCCGCTGCTCGTGCCGGTGATCTCGTTCTACGACCTGCCCGGGGACTCGTATGTCCTGCCGCACTGGGTCTTCAATGACAGCATGATCGACCCCCAGTGGAACAAGGCCCTGGTAATGTCCGAGGACGGACAAGCGACTTACAAGATCGAGCCGAACGTCATACCCTCAGACATCGCGGGAGCGGCGTTCGTAATCACAGTGGCATCGCAGAGATACGGCGACGTGACCCAAGGCGTTTCAAGCGGTCTGTGGATGTCTCTGGAAGAGTCCATAACGCTGGTCGACATCGGGACCACGCCGGGCGGGTGGGGCATGAATTACGGAATGGATTACGGCGGGACCCCGTAAGGCCCCGCCGATCTTGCGTTACTTCGCACAGACCCGGGCGGTCTCGTTCACCCAGCAAGCCCCGTCTCTGGTCAGCATGCCCAGAAGCCAGTGGGCCCGATCCTCTTTGTCCGGACCGTTCCAGTCGCCGCGAGCTTCGCCGTCATTGATGTTGACGTAGGCGAAATACCCGTTCCCTCCCGTGATCATAAAGGAACCCTCGCCGGATTTCAGGGCGGTGAACTCACACGGCCCGTCGATCCAGGTCTGACCGTCTGCGACCAGCTCGCAATTCGCGGTCTTCGAGAGTGCGGGGAGTGCGGTGAAGGCCAGAACGGCCGCGGAAACGAAAAATCTCATGAAATCATCCCTATTTAACCGCCGTCATGGTCTCACACGGGACCACATCAATCAACCTTGGGCTGATCGGGTGCCGTGTGCAGAACCGTTTCAAACTCGTTCTGCGGTCATTCTGCACTCGTTCTGCACCTCATTCTGCACTTAACCATTTGTATTCATTAAATAATAAATAACTGTAGAATGAGTTAGAGTGTATTAGGTGGTTAGGATATTGAGTGAATATTATAAAGTTGGAAACGCCCCGTTCTGCGGCACAACTGGATGCAAATCCGTTAAATAACTGATTTCATATGATTAAAATGCAGAACGACATGCAGAACGAGTGCAGAAACGCCGCAGAATGACGCGTTTCAAACTGGATGCACCGCCAGCCCCCAAGCCTCATTGACTTCGTTCACCCGTATTTCCCGGTTGAATAACGCGAGGGGCCGTCATGCCGTCAAAGATAGTGCCCGGAATCGGGATTTCCGCAGAGTGGGACGAGGGCGAGAACGGTTGGGGGCCCGGAATGGACGAGAACCTGACCAGGCTATCTGCCCTGACACAGATTTCCGTGCCCTCGGTCAGTTCTGGCCTCAGCAATGACGGCGGCGTTCAGATAGCCCCAGCATCCCATTCGAACGCGGGTCAGGTCGCAGTCCGTAAGGATGATGGGTGGTGGTTCTATCAGCCGTTCTCCGGCATGTCCGCGTGGGTCAGGGACGTATCGGCGTGGTTCGTTTATGACGGGTCGGTTTGGCGTCGAGAGGCTTCGGCGGCTTACGTCATCAGCCCCATCGTCACGGCGTCCCGCATGCTCACAGAGGCGGAGTTCTCGGTTGGGGCTACGATCGAGGTCTCATCGGCAAACGACGTAACCCTGACGGTTCCTGCTCCTGGCACCACGCCCGCACAGATGGGAGCCTCGGTAGCCCGCAGGCCCGTTTCAGTCATCCGGACCGGAACCGGACAGGTTTCCGTTGCTGCAGCCGCCGGATCCACCTTGCTCGGTGCGGAGAATGCGTTCTCTGCTCGTGAGGTCGGCTCAGCGATGGTCATCGTGCCGCTGTCAGGAGACCGCTACCTGATCGGCGGAGACGTCGCATGATCTGGGGTCTGCTGATGAGACGGAGGGCGCAGGACCAAGCCGTCCCGGTCAGAGCGTCCCGCATGGTGATCGCCTTGGTTCACGCCGTTTCCAGAGGATTCTCGAACGCCGACGTTTCCCTAACGGCGATGACCGCAGCACGTCGAATGCCCCCGCAATCTGGGCGTGCTGACGCTTCGCTGGGTGTCATGACCGTGGCCAGACGAAGCACCCCGCAAACGGGCATCGCAGCGGCCTCTCTGGCGACAATGACCGCCGCTCGCAGAATGAATGAACCCAGGACCCCGGCGAATGCCAGCAGACTGGTCATCGCCGTTGTGCACACCTGACAGGAGACATCATGGCAATCCTTATGATGGACAATTTCCGCACATACCCGACCGCCGATGACATGCTCACGGACGGCGGACGCGGCGGTCCGTGGACAACCTTTGACAAGGTAACGGCAGTCAACCAGCAATCCTTGGTTGAGAACCCAACGTGGCGTGGGGATGGATCGACGCTAAGAGCTTTTTCAAACGAGCAGCCTACGGACCGCCGGGCACCTCAGAGAGATTTTACCGTTGTGCCTGTAAGGTCGGTGTGTGCCCAGTTTGTCTGCGGCACAACCGGCGGATCCAAGGCTTACACGGAAGCTTGCAACGTCGTGCTGTTTCAAGAACCCGCAACCGACAAAGACACGGTTAACGCGGGACAACTTGCGTCTTTCTACGGGATCTCAATCAGGTCGACGTCGATCAACGTTGGAACCGCAGATCGCGTCGGCGTCTATTACACGATAATGACGAACGCGTCAGGTGCGATAAACTCCGTCCTGATAGGATATCTTCGGCCGTGGACCCGGGACCGACATTACCACGTAGAATTGAAGGTGGACCACACCAACCCTCTGGCCCGCATCATCGTTTACGTGAACGGCGTCCTGGAGATGGACGCCACATATGATCGTGACCGTGTGGACAGCGGATTCCAAACGAAAGACTTCAAGCGGGTGCTGCTTGGTGGGGGATCCGGCTCATCCAGTAACCGTCCGCCGACCTACTCGAACCTGTTGATTTACACTGACGAGGCGGGGACCGCGTTCCCGCTTGGACCCGTAGCGTTAGAGACCGTTTCTCCGACCTCCGGCCAAGGTTACGACGGTCTCAGGGCAAACCCGAACGCTGACGACACCACCTACGCCACGGTCCTTCCGGGCGGGTCCATGAGCGGGACGTTCGCGGATCTGGCAGTTAACCCCAATCCTGTGTTGGCGGTCGACGCCGTGGTTCGGCACGGTTCAGTGGCGGGCATCGAGCCCTCGCAGCTCACGACCCGCGTCCTTAAATCGGACGGTTCCGCCATGGGAGAGATGATAACAACGGCGGCGCCCGGTGTTCCGGTCACGCTCAGGCGGGTCCGTCTGCCCGCTGGGACCACTGTTGCGGACGTGAACGGTGCCACCTTCAATCTTTCGGCGGCGGGGTGACATCATGAGCATCATATTGGCTGAGGGCTGGCAGACGTTCGCGGACAAGTCCGAGATCCAGTTCGGATGGCCCCTGCACGCGTCTATCAACACCACCGCGAACTTTGCGGGGGTCTCAGGACGCAGGACGCTGGACCTGTATGGCAGCAAGGTCGCCAAGGCGTTCACTCCCGCCCGCAAAGTCTGTGCTCATTTCATCGTGGATCTCACAGCTGGGACAGTGGGCAGCACAACTTTGTTCCAGTTCGGGCTGAACCCGCCGAACATCCAATCCACTGGCTACACCTCCACGTCCTCAGACCGGTTCCGCGTTGTCGCGTTCGGGTCCAACTTGCAGGTCGTCCGCTCCCCGTTCAGCCCCGACGGAACGGTGCAGTCCGGCACGCAGACCGTTGCTCAGGTCGCCCACGGCATGTCGGCCGGGGCCTCTTATCGGGTTGAGGTGATGGTCGACGTCACGTCCGAGACCGGCGTATGCGAGGTCTTGATAAACGGCGTTAGCGTCCTGAACTCCGAGTTCTCCCGTGCATACGCGGGGTTCGCGTGCGACGCACCGTTCGGCATCGTTTCACTGTTCGCCCAGTCCACGTCCGGTGTCCGCGGTCGCCTCTCAAACGTCATCCTGTATGACGTGGATGCGGACACGCCCTGGCCTGTCGGCCCGCTGAACATAACCTACATGCCTGCGGCCGGAAGGCCAGGTGAGACCTTCACGTTCCCGCCAGCACTAACGGATTCCGAGGTCCCAGTGACGACCACGACGGGGGAGACATGGGGCTTCTCACCCCCGCCCGTCACCACGTCCATCAAAGCCATCATAGGGCATCTCAGGCTGGCGGCTCCGGACGCCGTGGTTCCCGCATCGGCGGACGTCTCATATCTGCATGACGGGGGAAGCCTTGTGATTGAGACACATCAGGTTCAGCCGGGGACCCCGGTTCTGGACCGCTTCGTCCGCATCCCGAACTCTGCGGCCACGTCGCTGGCGGACATAAAGCTGAACGTGAGACTGACGCCGTGAGGACCCAATGAGCATCACAAACATCGAATTCGTGTCCCCGCGTGCGGTCTCCGCCGGAGAGCTGGTGATGGACCCAAATACCGGGCGATGGGGGTATGCCAAATCGCATTATGATGGCGGGCAGCTGGGCACGTTCTCTGCGGGCACCGGATATGTCGTCTCCGTGCCAGGAAGCGTGTCCGAAGGTGCAGACCTATGGTGTCGCAACGGGCTGGTATCGACCTCACCCGCGAACCCCAATGAGACGCCGTGTGCGTTGGTCGTCTCGGTTCTCGAACGCGGGGCGGCGGAGACCTCAGCTTTGGTCCGGCTCTATTGATCGAGTTTTGATTTTTCCCGCCTGAACGAACCGGAACCCCAGCGTTTGCTGGGGTTTTTCATTTGATGGGGATTTGCTCCGGACCCCGAATGACGCGTCCGCCCCGGCCCGTATTTCCCGAATGAAACGGGAACGGGGCCGCGGCATGAACGAACATCTGAAAATCTCTGACCGCGGCCTGGTCGCCCTTATGATCCACGAGGGCATCGTGCCGGGCCCCTATCTGGACTCGGTGGGGGTGTGGACCTACGGCGTCGGGCACACCCGTGCGGCCGGGTTGCCGGACCCCAAATACATGCCCCGCGGGATGCCCGCAGACATGGACGCCGAACTGTCCGAAGTCGGGGCATTGTTCCGCAAAGACATCGAGAAATACGCGGCTGACGTCCGCAAAGCAGTCAAAGTCTCGCTCGCACAGCACGAGTTCGATGCCCTCGTGTCGTTCCATTACAACACCGGGGCCATCGCCCGTGCGACGCTTGTTAAGACGCTTAACGCCGGGGACCGTGCCGGTGCCGGTCGTCAGTTCATGAGCTGGGTTAAGCCCGTCGAAATCACCGGACGCCGCAAGTCAGAGCAGGCCCTGTTTTTGAACGGGACCTACCCGACCGGCAACATCAACGTGTGGCAGGTCAACGGCAGCGGCCGCATCACGTGGAAAGCCGCACGCGTGCTGACGTCCGCCCAAGCCTTGGCTCTTGTCGGGACGGCATCCGCCGAGACGGCCCCGGACACCGGCCCCATCGGCATGGGTTCCAAGGGTCCCCGCGTATCCCAGCTGCAAGAGCTCCTGAAAGACCTCGGTCTCTACGCGATCCGCGTGGATGGGCACTGGGGCCAGGGAACCGAGAACGCGGTTGCCACCCTGCGTTCCAAGGCGACCGAAGCCGAGAAAATCATCAACCCCGAAGCCGTGAGGTGATCATGAAGATCAGTCGCCAGGCCGCCCTCGCGGTCATCAAGTCAATCACCATCAAAGCCCTGAAAGACGCTTTGGTCCGCAAAATCATGAAGATCGGAGCCAAAAAATGAAAGGTTTTCGGACAATCTTGTTCAACCTGGTCGCGGTCATGCCGCTGGCTTTCGACTTCATCGCCCAGCAGGTCCAGGCGATCGAGTCCAGCCAGGACATCCGGGGCCTAATCCCAGACGAATGGCTGCCCGTGTATGGCCTGGTGCTGGCTCTCGTTAACATCTGGCTCAGGACGAAGACCGACACACCCGTGGGAAAGCCGACCCCAAACCCAGCAGCCTTGGTTGTAGTCAAATCCGGCGAGACCGCTGAGGTCGAACAGGTCTCCGTGGCCGTATCCAAAGGCGACACGACCGAAACCGCCGAAGAGACCGCCGCTAAGGCCGCGATCGCCACAGTTGACGAGACGAGACAGGCGAAATGAACTTCATCCCCGAAGAGTTGAGGTTCCTCGCCCTGATCATATTAATCGGGGTCGCAAGGGTCCTACTGTCCATCCCGATGTCCGTTGTAATGGCGGTTTCGACGTTCTTCGCTGCCTCGTTCTTGGCGGCGATCTTCACGCATCCCGTCCTGACGCAACTCGGGCTTGAACCGTTCTGGGAGGGGCCGGTCGCCGTGGCGATCGGGTTCTTCGGGGCGTATCTGGCGAAGCACCTGTCGTATCTTGCGGAGAACCCCGCGAAGATCAAAGGCGTCGTCAAAGAGGTCATCGAGGTCATCACGATCTGGAGAAAGAAATGACGGGGCCCGGCATCATATCGGGTGCCGTCAGGATCGCCTGCCTGGCGTTCTGTGCCGCATTCTTCTCGTGGGTTCTGCTGCCCGCCGTCTTGGTGAAAGTTGACGGGGCACAGGGTAACGAGACGGCGACGTTCTTGGTGGTCACGGGTCTGTTTTACTGGCTGCTGCGGCGTCTCGATGAGGTGCCGCGATGATGTTTGAGGTGCCGGGAAAGCCGGTCCCTAAGGCACGCCCCCGCCTCGGCAGGAACGGCTCCGTTTACACGCCTGCGACGACAACCGCGTTCGAGAAGACCGTGGCCCGATACGCGAAGGCGGCTGGCGTGAAACCCGCGTCCGGACCGATCTCACTGGAGATCGTGAGCGAGTTCAGCATCCCAAAGACTTGGACGAAGGCTCGAAAGTCCAACGCGAACGGGCAGCCTCACATGTGTAGGCCGGACCTGGACAACCTCACGAAATCAGTCCTCGACGGTCTGAACGGCATCGCCTTCGCCGACGACGCCCAAGTCTATTGCGTCACCCACCGGAAGATCCGGTCCGCTGATTGTGGACCCGGCAGGACCATCGTCCGCATCATCGAGTAAGCCGAACACCCCGCCCAGATACCGCACCTCAACGGCCAAAGCGTCAACGGCGTCCTGACGGGCCTGAGCCGAGGTCTTCTTTGACCTGTGGCGTTTCAGGACGGACGAGACCGCGACCGGCTTTTCGGGCAGAACGCACTCCCGGATGATCTGCTGGTCCAGCTCGTCAAGTTCCTCGATGGCCTTGTCCAGAATCTCCAAGCGTTTCAGGTTCTCGTCGCGGATCTGCACCAGCTCAGCCGCGTCATACTCGTCAGGGATATCCATCGCCACCCTGCCATCGCATCCGCAGTGGATTGACGAGAACGCCGCGTCCCCGGTTTCGAGAGCCGCCCGGATGTCGGAATCCGTAACACCGATGTTTGGCATCAGTTCCAGAACCTGATCGACCTCTTCGTCCGTGAGCCGGTATTCTGGGTCAATCCCAAGTTTTGAACACGCCCTGAGGACGTTCTGGTGCACTGTCCGGCGGGCTTTGCTGTTCCCGAGGTTCAAACGCGACGCCGCGAGCATCCCAGCGTCATCCAGGTCACGACGAATGCGAAACGCGGCGATCGTTGAAATCCTGTAACCAAGAGCCGGATTAAAGCCACGGATGGAGTTTGTGAATGCCAGTGTCGCGATCTGCATCCTGTCTTCTAATGAGAGTTGAGAGTTGTGTCGGGCGGCCTTGTTTCGGATGAACGGCGTATAGGCCTTGATAAGGTCCGCAACGGCCTGCTGGTTGCCGAGTTTTGCGAGGGCGATGAGGCGATACTCTGTATCCTTCTCGATGAACCCTGCCCGCTGAAACGCCTTGCGTGCCTCATACCTTATTGTCATCGAAAAACCCCCGTGATCGCCGCGTATGCGGTCTGCGTGCTGATGCCGAACGCGTCCGCCAATGCTTGGGATACGCGGCCGACCTCTGCCGGGGCGGCCCCGGACACACGCACCGATTTTGCCCGATTCAGAACAGTGATTGAACGGACGCAGCTGGCTTCAACATCGTTCATGACGTTCGCAACCGCTTCCGCTGCACCGTCCAGATCCCCGCTGTTCAAGCGGTCAACGGCACTGTTCATACCGACCCACGCCGCCCTCTGCTGAAAAGACAGCTCGTTAATATTTATCGACATGCCCGCCCCCGCGTTCGTGTTATTTGAATGAATTTGGTGTGAGCACAGCCGGGCCAGCGTGTGGTTGGGAGACCTTAGGCCCGGCTGCGAGGTCGGCTGAAAGGAGGAAAAGACCGACCTCAGGCAGCTCTGGAACTGGAAACCTCGTCTCCGTTTTGCTCGCTGCTTGATCATTACCTATGATCCGGATGCGAAATCTTCCAACAAAATATGAGCGTTGAGGCAAAAAAGTTTTCCTTCACAGCAAGGACTTTTGTGGTGACTCGGAATATTTTTTTGGTCCATCCTTGCCGTGGGCAACCTGCCATTGAAAAAGACACGCGAATCACTCATAGTGTGCGTGTGTTTTTCATTAGGGGGCGGCATGAGCGACAAGTCGGAAGAGCCTGATGACGAGCCGTTCCCGTGGGACGACGAAGACCTCGGGAAGTCTCTGGCCGACATTTTTGAAGAGAGACAGGCCGAACCGAAGCCCAGACTCCCCTTAAAGGATATCCTGATGGCGAAGCCGGTCGGGCACATTGTTGAGCGGGACGGTGACCGGTGGTGCCTGATTACGAAGTCTCCTGTGCCGACTGGTAAGCGGGACGATAAGCCCCGAGAAGAGCTGGGCTCTAAGCTCGTGACTAAAAAGAGCCTGGTGCACACGTCCGGCGTGGACGAGGTGCATCAGTGGATCTCGGAGGTTCACGAGTCTGCCCCGTGGATGGCCGAGGCGTCCAGCTTCATCATGGAAGAGGTCCTGAAACGGGTCAGGCACGGGCTGAACACGGTGTCTTTTGACCCGGTCCTGATCGGAGGCCCACCCGGCATCGGGAAGACGCATTATGCACGGAACTTGGCCGAGTCTGTCGGTGCCCCGCACCTGGTTCTTGACGGAGCAACGATGAACTCGTCTTTCCAGATCTCGGGCGTTGAGCGGGGGTGGAGCTCCGCAGACGCCTCCCCCATCGTCCGTCTCATCGCGGAGACCGGCGTAGCGAACCCCATCGTCATCATCGACGAGTGCGAGAAGATTTCGAGGGACCAGGCCCGAGCAGGCAACGCACACCACGCGTTGTTGAGCCTCATGGAGAGGTTGTCAGCAAAACGTTGGCGGTGTCCGTTCACCGAGATGGAGCTGGACCTGTCCCGCGTGTCGTGGATTCTGACGGCGAACGACGTCGAACTGGTTGCGGCACCCTTGCGTGACCGCTGTCGGGTAATCCATGCGAAGGCACCCAGCGAAAAAGACATCCAATCGTTCATCGCAGCCCGGATGTCCGGCCAGGACGAACGCGTCATTCAGGCCGCCTCCGAGGCGTGCTCCGGTATGTCGTTGCGGCGGGTGTCGCGGATGATCGACGCGGTTATCGCGGCGGGCGGGAAGCCGATGCTGCACTGACAATCAGTCCGGGTAGCTGATCTCGGCCTCGGTGACCGGGGTCAACGCATCAGCCACCAAGGCCCCCACGAGAGCCTGGACGGTCTCCGGGTGGTCCCTGAGGACCTGGGCTGCGTCCGTGCCCGCAAGCAGGCCGCTGGTGTGCGTGACGGGGCCGCGTTCCGTGCGGGCGTGGGCGGAGATGCCCCAGCCCCCAGCCAGCTTCTGTGCTTCGACCTCGATGGTCAGTTTATGGTCCTGCTCGTTCATAATCGTTCTCCCTGGTTCTTAGCCCGCGATAGCCATCAGTCTGGACACGGCCGCCGCGGCCCCCTCGTCGCACTTCATGCGGACATCGTTAACGCTGCCCGGCACCGGCTCAAATCCGTGTCGAGACATGTTCGCCCGCGTGACCTTGCCGCCCGTCAGGGTTATGACCCGTTCCAGAGAAAAACGGAAACGAACCGTGTTCTCCGGCGTGTGCTCACGCATCAGGTCTCCCTGAGACATCAGCTGCCGGGTGATGTCGACCGCACTCTGTGCGTGCCGTGAGATGTATTGGACGTTGCTCATGCTGCACACCTGTATTTAGATTTCATCATTTGATTGAACGTTAACGAAACTTCTCTAACCCAATTCACGATGTCATTGCGGCGAAGACTCGCCTCCTCGGATTGATCCTCATTCTCCCAGATTTTATCGGCTTTCAGGATGCGGTGGATGACCATAGATGTCATGTATCCCCCCTCGGCCCAAACCTCGCTGCGGAAACCGGTGGCTTCGATTTCCCCGGACGCTGTATGGAAGAAGAACCCGCCATCTACGTCCGTGTGTGCTTCGAGTTGATCGCAAACCTGTTTAGCCCTCTCAATGACCTGATTTCTCGCTTTTGAAATGTCTGGCCACCACCAGCCATGAGGACGTTTGGGAGCCCGCTTTTTACGGACCACTGGTTCGGGATCAGGCTCCCTGATTGTGAAGTTGTCCTCGAAGCTCTCCGCCATGGCGGTGATTTGGTCTTCGGTAAGTTTGGTTAAGTTGCTCATAGTTCCCTCCTGTTGAACTGTCAGTATGGTCCGTCGATGGCCAAAACGGTCCGCCCGTCTCCCGTCTGCCCTGTCCAGATATTTTGGCAGGGATGAGCGGGGCGACATCGTGATGTCGCGGCGAGAACCGAGCCATCGACTATTTTTGTCATGCCCTGCTTATTGCAGCTTCGGCCGCCCGTGCCGCTTCTCCCGCGAGCCGGGCTGCTTCGCTACGGAACCCACGAGCCGCCGACAATGCGGCCTCTGCGGCAATGCGGTTAAGATGCGAGGGATTTCGCTGCAGTCTTGCAACGGCCGACCTGACACGCTTCCGGGCCTCGAAGAACCGGATCAGGGCGTTTCCAGCGGCCTCGTCCGCGTCAGCCACGGACCGCATAAGGTCCGCGTTATCCTTAGGATCTGCGTTGATCCGGAACGGCGGCGGAACTCTGTTGCATTCGATTTCTATATTCAGCATGGCAGACCCCTCCCAAGATCTGGCACTCGCCCTCCCGGCGGGTGAAAATTTACTGCTTGCGATTATAATACCCCCGTCTTTTAATCGCTTTGCACATCGCTCAAGTATGATCCTAAATAATTGAAATCAATAAAATAATGTCCATCAATATACGGGAAATGTTGATGGTTAAATATTCGGGTTGACAAAAATGCCTTGCGGGCAAAGACTTTTTTGACCGCGAAAAATGTGTTACTTATTATTTTGAGAAAAACTTGGCCGAGAACTGCATTTCATGTCCCGAATTCGCGAACACATCCTGAAATCACGCCGCTAAGCGGCTCAATGATTCGAATCACGCTGATGGCGTGTGTTTCAGATGTTGTTTTCGGAGGTTGATATGCGGGCGAAGATTTTTGAGATCACGGGCGTTCTTATCAGTGCCGCTCTTTTTGGGCTTTTCTCGGTCATACTGGTGGACACCCGGGAGCCGTTCGCTCTTGATATGATGGGCATCTTCGTCGTTGCTCTTTTGAGCGGCGTGTGGGGCGTGTGTCAGAGAGCGACCTGGGTCGGGGCGATTTACGCGGTCGCCCTGATGATCCTGGGTTTTTGTGCAGCAGTCGCAGGGACGATTCTTTTCATACCGTGGATGCTGACGCTTTTCGCTCTTTACGGAGTTCAGCCCTGGGGAAAGATCGGCTTTGTGCCTTTGTTGTCCCTGCCGGTGTATGCTGTCCTGCCCGCATTCCTCGGATTTGCTGTGTATAAAGACTAAATGCTCAGAAAGCAGGTGGTCAGCAGGACGCGCTGGGAGCGTCGATTTTGGTGATATCGCCGTTTTTTGGGCGTTTCGCGGATCTTTCAAGGCTAAACGTGGTGACAGACGATCCTCGTGCCGCTATCGCGATCTGGACATCAGACCGGGAGGCGGACGTGGAGCAGCAGGAATTTGAGGCAGTCTTGACGGAGACCGCGGCGAGGTTGACGGCTGACGTCCGGCGATCAAACGCTCATCACAGACCGGCGGTCTTCGAGGACTTCGTGAGGCAGACCGTGCAAGACGTGCTTCGTGAGCGTGGGCACGGTGCGGCGATGGACCCGCGGGTCCAAGGTTTCCCAGACATCGCGGTCGGTGAATACGGGATCGAGGTAAAATGCACAGAGTCCGACTCATGGCGTTGCATCGCGAACTCGGTCTCAGAGGGTAACGCGATCATCGACGTGAACCGGATTTACGTCATCTACGGCAAGATCGGCGGAAATCCCGAGGTCCGGTGGGCGGACTATGGCCGATCAATCATGCACGTCCGCACGAGTCATGTGCCTCGTTTCGAGATCGAGATCGGAACGGAACGCCCGCTATTCGAGCAGCTCGGGACGACATACGAAGATTTCCGCGTGCTCTCGATGCACGACAAGATGCCATACATCAGGCAATACGCCCGCGGACGCCTCGGGCCCGGGGAACGCTTATGGTGGCTTGAGGATAAAGAGGACGACGATCAGCACTCGATGTCGCTGTCCGTGAAGATCTACATGGACCTGCCTCAGGATGAGAAGCGGAAGCTCAGGGCGGAAGCGGCACTCATGTCGCCCATGATCTGTGCGGGGTCACGATCAAAACGTAAATACAACGACGCGGTTCTGTATATGATGACGTATCGCGGTGTTCTGTGTCCTCAGGCGAGGGACTTGTTCTCTGCGGGTAGCGTTGCTGGACCTGAACGCGGAGGCAACTATCTGCTCAGGGCCCTGCAGGACATCCAGGGCGAGATGCGGGCGGCGGCGTATGAGCTGGAAGACGCTCTGTTTCAAGAATACTGGGGGCATGTCCCCGCGCCAGAGGACCGGATACTGGAATGGCTACGCATGGCCGATGCGATCGCGACGGACTGGGTGCCGTCGGACAATCTATTTTTTGACGAACAGAATCGGATCAGGTAGCATCGTCGAAAAAACGATGCAGCCGCGTGCTGTCCCACAAAATTAGGAGCAGCACATGCCGAAATATTCCGTGGTTTCGATGTTTTCCGGTTGCGGCGGCATGGATCTGGGGCTGACCGGCGGCTTCGAGTATCTCGGGAAGCGGTTCAAGAAGAACCCGTTCGAAATCAAGTGGGCGAATGATCTGAACGCATATGCGTGTGCGACATACGCTCACAACCTGAAGCATGGAATCCACGTTGGCAGCGTGTGGGACCACATCGACACGATGCCGGAGACCTGCGACCTGATCATCGGAGGATTCCCTTGCCAGGACCTGTCAATCAACGGCAATCGCAAGGGCATCGCGGGTGAGCGGTCGGGCTTGTATCGAGCGATGGTTGAGGCCGTCCGCAGGCTTCGACCGAAAATGTTTGTGGCTGAGAATGTCCGCGGCTTGTTGTATGCATACAATAAAGAGTCCTTGGACACAGTCCTCGCAGACTTTTCGGCACTCGGCTACAATGTGACGTTCAAGCTCTACCGGACCTGTGACTACGGCGTTCCGCAGAGCCGCGAGCGGGTGCTGATCGTCGGCGTGCTGGATGGTGTGGCTCCGTTCGTCGAGCCCGCCGCCGTGACGCCCAAGGGCAAATGGATCACTTCGAAGGACGCTATTGGTGACCTCGAGGACGCCCCCCAGGATCCGCTCCACAGTCACGTCTGGTCCACGGCTAAAAAAACGGGCGAACAGGGCGGGCGTGTGCTGGACCCCACGAAACCCTCGCCGACGATCCGGGCCGAGTGTCACGGGAACAACTCGTTCCATTACTCTCTGCCTCGTCGCATATCTATGCGTGAAGCCGCACGCTTCCAGTCGTTCCCGGACGACTTCATCTTCCAGGCAAGACTTCGGGAGACGGAGAGGATGATCGGGAACGCCGTGCCGCCTGTCTTCGCGTGGCACGTCGCTCAGCAGATCAAAGCGACGCTGGACGCGTTCGTCGAGGCGGACAGCAAGGTGTTGGTCGCGGCCGAGTAGGATCAGTCCTGATCGCCGTAGCGTTCGTCAAGGAGCTGGACCAGATCGTGGTGGACGGTGTCAGGCCGCTCGTCGTCGTATGACGTCATCCAGAAGTCTGGGTCGAGGGCCTCGGCAACGTCTTCAAACTCCTCGTCAGGCACTCCACCAACCTTTGATGCACGCACAGAGAACCCGCCGTCATCGGTCTCCTCGATCCAAGTCAGGATGACCCAGACTCCGGGGGCTTCGACCGTCGGCTCCTTGTAGATGCTGTCACTGATCGCATACGCAAGACCGGACAGCATGGCCTGGTAGCTGTCGTAGGTCTCGGCGTGGAACGGCTCTGGGGTGTAGGTCATCTCGGCTCCGGGTTGCTTGGCTGGATGCTGGGTTAACCGTGACGTGGTGTCAACGCGGACGCTCCGGATGCCGCATGCCCGCAGGCGATCTGTGGGCCTCCGATTCGCAGGGGGCGACCCCGACCGCCCCAGGGCCGCGGGTCCTTCCGGTGGATCCCGTCAACCGGGGGGGCGTGGAACCCCGGTCAAACAGCGTATTTGGGCCCCTGGGGGGTGCACCACCACAAATAAATCCGAAACGGTCTTTTGCCGTTTCAGGTCAACGGCTTACGCGATCTGATAAATCGAATTAATTGTGCATTCGCTGCGTTTCTGTGCACCGAAAATTAGTTGTGAGCGATAGGTGATATGGCGGCCCCGCTTCTGCCCCGCAATCATCCCCGAACACCGCTGAACCAGCTTCACTCCGCCGCAGGCACAAACGCCATGATGTCACAGCCCGGCAAAGAGTGTGGTGGCTTACCGTTGTTTGAACCTGATATCAGTCATTTTTGAAGGTTCTCATGATCGAACGCTGGGGTTTTTTGTGAGCAATAACTGGGTGCAAGTGGACATTGAAGGACTGCCAGAAGGCTATTCTGGGCTTTTGTTCGTCGTAGCACCGAGTTTTAAGGCCGGTGTATACCTGCCCATGAATGAGCTTATTGCCCCCAGCTCGACGTCTCATGGCAAAGATCACGAAACCATCTGGGCGTTTGTCTGGCCCGATGAGAGTTTGCATGAATGCTGTGGCTGGTTCTCCTTCGACTGCCTTCCGGATCGCGTGATCCCCGACAACGCCGATGTGGCACCATCACACCGTGGAAGAGGCATCGCTTCGTCTGTTTATCGTTTCGTTCTGCACATCAGCGAACGTGATATGTATCCCAGTGCCACGCAGACCTCAGATGCCCAGGCTCTCTGGAAAAAATTGGCCCCAAACGCTCAAATGCTGAAGTTTCAGGTTCAAGGCCACCCGCCCTGTCCGGCCTAATTTTTCTGTGTATGTGTTTCGGCGTGCAACTTTGACCCCCTAACGGGGCGAGACGCTATGGCTTCCTTCCAAAGAGGTTGTGAGCAGTTCCAAATACTTCATGTCCTATGAATTCCTGAATTTCATCGTCATGCACAGTTTTAAAGCCTACTGCATCGGCAAAACTCATCATAAGGTCTGTAAATATCCGCGACAGCATTTCACAATCATCAATCACTCGGATAGAGACTTCACGGGAAGCCAAAATCGCGTCCTCCGGAGAACGTGACAGCTTAAAAATCCGATGAGCCAGTGTGTTTCTTCCCTCGACCACTCTATCCAGCAAATCAATCAAGTCTTCGTGCATATCAACCCGCCCCTTTAAGTCATGATGAAGTTGACCTAACGTTTTTCGGTTGAGACCTGCAATTAAATCCTCAACGCTCTTTCTCGTTCTATCAGGAAAAACATACGCGAGAACGTTGACAAGTGACCTCTCCATACTTTGAACGCAGACCATCGCAAGTCCAAGATACGCCAAATCTTCGTCGTTCATTCGAATTCTCCTGCATATTTCTGCCAGACACGATCCTATAAAGATGTTTTCGTCATCGGTAGAGTTGGAACACCATTCCGAAAGAAAATAATGCAGGCACACAAATCCACCACGTCAGGCTTGTTCCGCATCTGTCTCGCAATCAGCCTGTGCGATCACAACGGTTCTTCATCGGCGAACCGGATCCCGTCCACGTGCTCCCAGACAACGCCGTCCTCGGCGTCCCGTGCTTCGCGTTCCCGCTCTTTCCGCTTGGCCTCTGCGATGACCTCGTCGGGGATATCCCCGTAATACGCCATTGCCTGCGGTGCGAATGCCACCTTGCGGACAGAGTCGGATTGAATGTCAGTCCAACGATCCGTTCCGAAGCCATAGGTCTCGGCCATACGGGCACTGTGGGCGGTGATTTCCTCTTCGGGGATGTCCCCGTAATACTCGTAGGCCTCTGGTGCGATGGTAGGGAACGAACCTCTGTCGTTCGCGAACCGCCACCCCTCGGCAATGAGTTCTTCCATCCCGGCGTCTTTCGGGTCTCTCGGATCGGACATAATCGTTGCGAACTCACCGTCGAAGGCCGGTAGCATCTCAACCATATCGAAGACGTCCGAGGGCAACGGCTCGCCACCAAAATCGAGAGGCTCGCACGGTGCGGCCACGATAGGATTTCCGTCCCGGTCTCGCATGGGGGCGTCTTCGTGCTGGCCCAAAATAACGGGCCCGTCATACTCTTCGACCATGCGTATGGCTTCCGGTATCATGTGGGCACGCAGGCCGGGGCGTCCGGCGAACTTGGCCATTGTCTCGTTGAAGACCCGCAGTCTAACGGGGTCCGCACCGCGGTTGATCGCGTTCTGGGTGTCCCAATCCAGGTCGAACAGCCCTCCGGTCAAGGCTCTGTATTCTTCGTCTACCTGGCGGGTCAGCTCAGCGATGCGGTCTTTGTCTCGTTTCGTCATGTCCGTCTCCTCAAATGTCGCCCAGCTCGAATGCCACGAACCGGTCCAGGCTGCCGTGCATGAGCACCAGCTCCGCCAGCTGGATCCGCCTCTCCGGGGTCGATGTCATCTCGGCCAGAAGCTCCGCCTCACCTGGACGCATGACGTAGGTCTGTGCCGAAGATCGCAGCCGCTCCTCGACAGCCAGCAGTTCCAGCAGCTCCAAGTCCCGCACCGCCCCCAGCTTTTCGTCCTGGGTTTCGGCGGCGTGCAGCCGTTCTTCGGCCTGACGCATCTCGTCCGTGACGCGGATGGTCTCGCCCAAGACGTGCAACGGCGTCGGGACGGGCACGACATGCTTCCCGTCCTCGGTGCGTATGACGTGGTCGTGAGGCGGCTGGGCGGGGTCAGCGTCCTCGTAAACGACGAGTTGGCCCGTTTCCTCGTCAATCCAAGGGCGGCTCATGGCCTCCCCCCAAACACCGGCTTTCGGCCCCTGGCTGCCCGCACCCCCGCCCCCTCACGCATCAGTTCCCCCAGTTTGCGGGAGCGGCCCACCAGCAGATCGGCACGCCGCACCAGGTCAGCCCGCTCGTTGTGGGTTCGGGCCCCTATCGCGATGGAGCGGATGTGGTCCAGCTGACCCAAGACGCGGATGGCCTGTTTTGTCGTCTCGTCGATAGCGTTCATGGTGCCTCCCTGTCGGTTATCGTTGTTTTGGTGGTGTCGGTGCCCGGAGCCCCCCGCTCCGGACGCCGATTACTGTGCGGTCATCGGAGGACGCTTCGTCAGCCCAATCGGGAACACGGCGGCGTATTCCAGCCCGCCCAGATGCACGACGTGCCCGTGGTCCAGCACCAGTGCGTGCCCCCCCGCGAACGTCAGCCCATGACCATCATCGTCAATGACAGTGTGAGCCTCGTCTTCGGCGAACCAGACGCGGCCGTCCATTCTGCTCACCCGACCACCGATAACGGTGTCGGTTTTTCCGGCCTCGTTCATGACGTGGTAGGCGTGCTTGGCCCTGTTGAAGTGGTTTGTCTTGGTGTCGGTGCTCATGTTCGCTGTCCCTGCTTATTGCTTTGTTCGGCCCCCAATCTGCGGGGGCCGGGTTTCAGGCGGCTTCGCGGCTCTGGATGTCGATGACGATGCTGCGGATGACGGACGGGGCGATCTTTCCGACCTGCTTCGTGTCCAGGTTGCCCGCCTCTATCTCGTTGGCCCCCTCGGCCAGCACGTCCCTGATGACGGACGGGATCAGCTTTCCCAGCTGCGAGACGTCGATGACGCCGCCGGTGTTCTCCGCCGCCATCTGGCGGACGCGGTTCTCAGTGACGAACGCCTGCACGAAGTCCGCGACGTCCTTGGACAGGACCGTCTCGTGGTGGACGTGGCTGCGTTTCACCACGTCGTGGCGTTCCGATTTGACCTTGAAGAACATGGGCATGTTGCCGTCCTTGTAGTCGCCATGGACTTGCGTGAAGACGAGTCCCTCGCCGCGGCCCACCAATCCGAACTCCGCCTCGACGTAGGGGTCGCGGTTGCCGATAACCTCAACCTGCGCCACGATGTCCTCGAACAGGACGCGGTTGTGCTCCTGATCGAAGGCGCGAATCTCGACCTCTGGCCCAGCCCACGGCAGGACGCGGACGTTGTCCGGAACTGTCGTGTAGATCGTCCCCAAGAAATCGCTGATCTGCTGGGGGTCGGTGATGAAGACACGCTTCGAGTGCCCTACCGTCCCGTGATCGAACTGATCACCCTGTGAACCGATCGCCAGCGCGAACGGGAACCAAGTGCGCTCCGGGATGTCGGAGATGACGTCAGGCTCACCGGCGCAGCCTTGGCCCGCCCACTCGCCGTAGATCGCGTATGGCTGAGCGTGTCTGCGGTCAGGGAGCCGGAGTTCGGAGACGACGCTGAACATGTCGAAGTCGCCGCCGGTCAGGACGTGGTTACGGCTCTGGACGTAAACGTCGTCGCCGTTCTGGACGATAGCGACGTTCGCGCCGTGCAGCTTAATTTTGGGGCGCACGCGGATCGTCGGGACGCTGGTCTTACGCATCTGCTTCGCGACGTCGGCGAAGCGGTTCGTGGATGGGTAGCGGATGTGTTTCCTCATGATGGTTTCCTCCCGTAATTGGTTTGGCTTTGTCGGCCGGAACCCCCCGCTCCGGACGCCAAGCCCTCAGAATTGTCTCGTGCCTGTTGCCGTTGATGATTGTGTCGGGGCCGCTCAGGTGGCCCGCTGGGCCTGTCTCAGATTCGAACGCAGGACGCTGCACAGAGCCGTCACATACGCGTCGTTCGCCGCGTTCAGGGCGTCTTGTGGTGCATTGAGTTTCCTCAGGAGACGCAGCTTGACCAGAATCCCGTGAACGTGGTCCTCGGCTTGCTCGGTCGTGATGTCTGCGTCCAGATCCTTGACCAGCTCGGCTATCTCCGAGGACGCCGCCTCAATAGCGTTCGGTCTGGACTCGTCTTTCAGGATGCTCATGAGCTTGCCCCAATTCTGGGAGTAATCGGCAAGGTCGGACTTGACTGGTTCAAAGTTTACTTTGACGTCAGAGATGAAGTCCGAATAGCTGAACGGGAATTCCATCGTGTTAACGACTTGAACCGGATTGACCGTGGTCTCAAACGCGTTCGCTATCTTTTCGAGATCAGCGGGGCTGATTTCAATCTTGCCTGAGAAGCTGAATGTGATGTTTTCGATGCTCATAATATCCTCCGTTTTGAGCGTAAAAAATCGGTAGGATTGATTATCTAAAGCGACGGACGGTGCATAGAAAAATCGACTTGAAGAAAGTCTAACCCAACAAGGATTTATTGCGGCCTAATGAAAATAATTTGGGCGAGTATCCCGTTTTATTTTAGGACCCGCCCAATGGTGATTCGCGGCATGATTTAATTCAGTCTCATGGACGATTCCGGGAGCCCGTGACGCCTGATATATTCCGCCGCCTTCGGGGTGTAAGAGTAATCCGTCACCCCCATCGTCAGCGAGTTGCCGCACACCGCACGCCCCGCGATGCCCCTCAGGGTCATCTGGACGAACAGCATGTGATACGTGGCGGGCACCAGCTCCACGCCTTCCAGGAAGACGTCTTCCAGCTTGGCTCCGGCCGTCTCCGCCTTGTCGGCCATGGCGACCAGAAGGCCGCCGGAGCCCGCCGTGGGGTCCAGGGCCATGAAACCCTCACCCCGTGCAGTCACTTCGGACGGGTCCGGCATGTTCAGGTCCACGCACAGACGAGACGCGTCGAACGGCGTGAAGAACTGCCCCACTGTGCCGTCCAGTGCCCCCAGCAGCCCACATACCCGGCCCAGAAAGTCGTCGCCGCCGCCCCTGAGGGCCTCGTGGGCGATGCTCATCAAGCGGGCCATGGACGGTATGGCTTGGTCTGGGTATCCGGACGTCACAGACTCATATTGGGCTTCCAGCTTCGCCAATCGTTCGGGGTTGCTCGTGGTGCGGCGGGCGAACGCACAATACGCCGCCTCGCAGAAGTCGTCGAACACCCGGTGCGGCTTCCGGGTGCCCCTGGTAGCGTTGACGACTTTGACGAAGTCATTGGCCAGAGCTTCGTGGTCAGTTTTCGGGGCGGGGATGCCCAGCAGGTGCCGGGCGGCTTGGATGGCGTCGTGTCTCATGGTTTCCTCCTCCGTGAGTTGGCTGGGCCCGCCCCTGTCGGGGCGGGCGGTCTATCAGAATTCGACCCTGTCGGCCTTGCGGAGCGGGACGACCTTGGAGGCTGCCTCAACTTCCTCCCACTCGTCCCTGAGGTCAGTAGGGGCCACTGCGGCCTGCGGTGCGGCCTTCGTCTGGGTGTTGGCGGGCGTCACGCTGGCCCTGAGCCAGTCCTCGTCAACGATGTATGACTGCTGCGTGCCCAGGCCGTCGAAGCGTGATTTCGGTCCGATGCTGACGTGCGACAGCAGCTGGATTGCGGTCGAGAAGGCCCTGGCGGACTTCTGGTCGTAATCCGGGGCCACCTCGCGACCGACGCCCGCGTGATACGCGTTGAACGCGTCCCTGACGCAGAAGCGGGTGCGGTATGATGACCCGTCGACGTCCAGCGTCGCCCACTTGTCGGTGGATGAGGTGCACAGCCACTCAGAAAGCCAGCCCGCAATCGACTGCTCGGGGGTCTCGACCAGGGCACGCCCTTGAAGCTCGGACGCGGTCTTCGCCGCCTCGCCGGTCAGCTGATATTCAAGATCGCCGGTAGGCTGGGCGTTCCGGAGCTCGCGGTAACGAACCAGTGCCTCAGCGTAGACCTGATGGATCTCATTACGCATCGTCTCGATGTCCGTGGGCATCTCCAGACGGTCGTTCAGGTAAATCGGCCAGAAGCGACGGTTTCCTGTGGGGTCCCTGAGGAACTGGCCGTCATTGCTCGTGCCCATCATGAGCCAGGCACGCATACGCGTTTCTGCGTAGCGGGAATACGCACCTCGGGCACGGTCCTTCTTGGATGAGATCGTTGATTTTACGACGTTATGATGAAGGTTCATCAGGGCCGCGAGCTCGGGGAGCTCAACAATAGCAGCCCCGTCCGTTGTCTCCATGAGCTTCTTGGGGTCGCTGAACTCCTGTGGGGTCCGGATCTCACTGTAAAACCCCAAGGATATCACTTCGATGGATGCAGATTTGTATGTCCCCTGACGCCTGCCAATCAGGACGGGGACGTGGTCAAACTTGACACCGGGCTTCACGCGACGCTCGATGAACACCAAGAAGAACTTATGGAGCTGGCGGTGATACTCGTTGTCTTCCAGTGAGAACCAGCGAATGAACGCTGTGTCCAGACGCGGCACGCCGTCCCACTTCTGCGACGTGATCGCGTCATAGAGCGGGTCGAACGCGTTCATCTGAGCCGCGTTCAAGATCGCCATTTCCATGGTCTGAGACGTGGCAGCGATGCCGTATCCGCCGTTTTCCTCTGATGACGCGATATACGCGGACAGGGCGGCTTCGTGACGCTTGTTGAAGTCCGCCCCCCCGTGCGGGACGAAGATGTCCGGGACGTCCCTGACGCCGAACTTTATGCTTTTCAGCACCACGACCTGTCCCGAAAGCACGTTGAAGCCGATGCGTCCGGCGATCTTCGGATCCCGGTTCAGGATTGTCGTCAGGTTGTGCAGGCCGCCCTTGAAGCCGGTGACCTTGCCCTTGGCATTGATCATCGCATCCAGCAGACCCTCAGCGTCATACCTGCTGACGGGGTCCGGGCGGTTTCTGGACGTCAGCTGGTCAACGTATTCCCGCTCGTCCTGCGTCATCAGCTCACGCTCGGCGGCCGCGTCCTGGTCCGCGTCGAGCTTATCGAGCATCGCGTCAAAATCGTCCCCGATGTGAGCGTTTTGCTCGCGTGATTCGTCTTTCACAACTTTTGCCATGATGTTTTCCTCCTTCGATGGCGTCTCCCAAATGGTCGCCGGTCCCCCCAGACCGGCACGTATGGAGATGCGATCACTGAACGAACAATGCAACAAGTTTTTGATAATGTTGAAAAACATTAGATTTTTTATGGAGCGAAATGTCTTTGACTCTAAAGATATTTCTGTCGGAAATGCCCTGAAACTTTTTCCATAGTCCGCGTGCGTTTAGCCAAGAAAAAGTGAAATATATTAGGTTTTTTGGTTGATTTGGTGCGAATCATGCGAATCACCTCGGGTCAAACGCGAGTTTTTGGGTGTTCGGATGGTGATGAGCGTCTCGGCCCTGACGCCTCGGCGTTTTTATTTTCCCTGTATCGGAGTGAAAAATCCTTGCTGACAAGGAAAACCTCAATCTCCGCAAGATCATGATAATACATTATTTTTGTTGATTTATTCAGGCACGCATGGTGAAAGCCGCCATCAACAATCGCTTCGGGGGGAGCAGGACGGCGGACGGAGGAATGTCATGTCAGGAGAGAAAAGTGCGGTGAGCGTTTCACAGCGGGAGAAGGTCCTCATGGGGGCGGGACGGCGTTTAGGGCGTCTGGTCGTGCGAGGGCTGAACCGGAACGGGGACGTTGTGTCTGAGTGTGACTGCGGCGAGACGGTGGCGATTACCAAGGCGGTCTGGCTGACCGGCAAACGCTACCAGTGCGGATCATGCGACGAGCAGGACGCGGTCTCCGACGCGGAACGCATCGTGGGATGCACTGACACATACCGGACGCTTGTGTCACGCTATCGCGGCATCATCGACCGCTGCACCAACCCGAACAACCCAGCTTGGGGCGACTACGGCGGCCGCGGCATCCAGGAGCTGTATGGCAGCACCGACGCCTACGTGCTGCACATGTGGTCGCTGGGGTGGCGATACGGCGACCCCCGCACAACGGACCGCATCGACGTTGACGGCCATTACGAGCCGAACAACGTCCGCCTCGCGATGCCCAAGGAGCAGGTGCGGAACCGCAGGGTGTCCGTGGTGGTGGACACCGGGGATGAAGTCATTTCGCTGGCGGACCTTGCGGAGCAGAACGGCGTCCAGCCTAATTCCCCTGAATATTCCCGCCTCTCCTCATTCGTCTCGAAGACCAAACGCCAAGTCTTCAACGACATCATGGTTCACATATCGGAGCTTGCCAGCGATCGAGAGGTCGCATGATGGACACCCAGATCGTCGCGGTAATCGAGAATGACGCAAATAAGCCGGAGACCAAATCCATTTTAACCGAAACCGGGATGCGTCACGGCCGACTTACCGTTGTTCGCAGAAACGCTTTGGGGAACGTCGTTCTGAGGTGCGATTGCGGGGAGACCGTCAGGCTTTCGCCAAATCAGGTGATGGACGGAAAGCACTATCAGTGCGAATCCTGTAATTCGTGGGATAGAAAGACGCCCGCCCATCGAATTATTGGCCCCTCTGCGTATAGCAGCTTTAAATCGAGGGCTTGGGGTGCAAAAGACAGGTGCGAGAATCCGAACCACAGCTCATACGGTGATTACGGCGGTCGCAATGTGAGGTTTATGTTTGACTCGGCCGAAGATTATGTGAACTGCCTCGTGCCGCATATAATGGTTTACGGTCCTGACGGGGACGTGGACAGAATAGACAATAGCGGAAGCTATGAGCCGTCAAACATCCGCCTTGCGAGCAAAAAGACGAACAGCAGAAACAGGAGAACTACTATTCTGGTTCACGGCGTCCCGTTGGGCGAGGTTTTAGAAAATCTGGGATTCTCATATGCTGAGTTTCCTTCTGAGTATCAGCGTGTCTCGGAGAAAGTCCGCTACGCAATATCGTCAGGAAGAAACGTCGATGACAGCTTTGTTGAACATTGCATAAAAAATGTTAAAGAAGTTCCAGTTAGGCATCGCGGCCCTGACGTGAAAAAACGCGAACCCGTCATGGTCGGCGAGCTCAGGCTGTCATCGTTTTTGGCAAGCATAGGATTCGGCCGCAATACCGCAATTCACCATAACACCAGGGCTTACTTGTCGAACCTGAAAAAATCCGGAAGCCCGGTATGCCCTGAGTCTGTCAGGGAATACGTTTACAGATATGCTACCCGCAAGGGTATACAGGCCTGCCACTGACCACGACACGCACGCACGATCAGTTGACGAAAAGCACGATTTCGGCCACATTGCGAGACCAAACGCAACCGAGGTGAGCCATGTTTTTCTTTCACGGGCTGGACGGGGACACCCCGAACGAGTTTCACGAACGCCTGACACGGGCTTATGAGACGTCGAGCCTGACGCCCGATAAACAGCACGGCCGCTTCGTGTGGATCTCTCAGAAGCTCCGGGGCGAGGGCATCACGGCGTCCCCAGAGAGCGTCCGGAAGTGGTTCGCGGGCCTGACGCGGCCTCGCGGGGACACGATGGCAGCTTTGGCAAAGGTAATAGGCGTTTCGGAACAATGGCTTGAACACGGTGACGCCGAAGGTGCGGCAAGCGTTCAGGACGCGAGCTTTGACGATGTTTACGAGCACATGAAGGAGCACGCCCCCCAAAACATCGTTCAACTCGACGACTTCCTGATAGACTTTGAAAACCCGTCCGACCTGTTGTCGGACGATCTGGTGGAACGCTCCCGAGAGACCAGGGAGAACGCTCTGGCCGCATACATGGTGTCCGCACGGCTACTTTTCGCGGGCATCGAGCACAGGCACGCGAAGTCTCGGATTCTCTTTGAGTCGGGCAACAAAGCACGTGAGATCGCGGTTGTGCTGATGCACAAGGTAGCAAACCGTGGCGGTGCGTGGGTGGCTCGACTGCCAGAAGCACGTTCGGGATTTGAGCCTTACACGTCGTCTTTTGATTTGCTGATGTTTATCCTGCCGCAGGGCGGGAATGAACCTGCCATATTCGTTGTGCGGGGAAGTGCGGCCGCGAAACTGGGGCAGCCAAATCAGGTTGTTACGATATTGGAATCCGGAAACTCCGACGAACCTCAAATAACGCTTTCGGTAGGCGATAAACAGGTTCCCGTGGATCCAATTAAAGACCTGTCGCTATTGACTCGTATCGGTGGATAGGTATTGAATTTAATTCCCACACATTTATTATCAATGTGTGGGATTTTCTGATTAGTTCAATCACGGTTCAATCTTTTACATGCCAAAATATTCAATGCACGTTTAATATTTCTGTGTCGCGATCCGCGAATAGGGCAGTTCTGCCCAGAAAGCATTCAATCTTTCGATTTTGCAAACCGGGAGCGGGGGCACCCAAGACGCCAGCCCGAACGGCTGGCTTTCTGATTCGCGGGGGCCGTTGTCCGACCCTGTGGCGTGCTGTATGGTGCTGTTCACGGTCTCCGGAGCCGCCAGGCGGGAACCAGGGCGACCACAGAGCCGATAACGCCTCCACAAGATTTTTCTGCGGTTGTTGGCATTTTTGTTGGCATTGGTGTTCTTGTGGTGTATGAAACCCCAACGTTTATTGATGTTTAAGCGTTGAGTATGAGTCCTCTTCTGGGCACCAATACTTCGCGGAAAGCCGCGCAATCTTCGGATTGCGCGGCTTTCGTCTTTTCCGGCAGTCGCAGGACCGCTTCGGCGCGGAATCCGGCCCCTGCGCCGTGATGGTTCGGGGCAGACGATTCCGGGGCGTATCCGAGCCGTCCATCTGCCCGGCGCGGCGGATAGTCGCCGGGACTTGTGGCCCGATGAAACCCGATGGCGTGTTCGGGTGTTGTCTCCCCGACCCATTCAGGGAAAGGAGAGCCATCATGTCACCACGTCGGAAGTATGGAATCTATCTGGTTGCCATTGTGCTGGTCGTGATGGTCGCGATCTTCTCGATGGCGCCGCGGTAAGGCCGGGGCGCGGGCGGATGCCGCAGCGCGGCGGGATCTGGGGCCGTCTGCGGCGGGTCGGACTTTTCTGACAAAAGCAGGCAATATCAGGCAGACCTGACCGGATTATATGCGCATCGATCGGCTGCATTCTGCGCATGCGAAGAAAACCTTCGCTGCAAGAGGAACCCCGGCTACCCCGGAATGAGTTTTCCCTGCGAACCTCAAGACGGAAGCAAGTGACGTTCGGATGGTGATAGCTGGATCAATCCTGTCTCGATTAGGTCGGGGCATACCCCCTGCGATATCCTTTGCGGTGGTTCTTGGTGCCTGCGCCGGTTCGCAGGATACGACCAATCTGCATCTGGACAGGGATGTTGTCGCGGTGGTCGGGCTTGACAGCTCCAATGTCCGCATGTGCGCGGGCATGCCCTCGGCCATCACCATCACCGGCGAGGATGAGGAGATCTGGTTCTACCAGACCAGCATCCCCCGCCGGGACCTGAGCCTGGGCATTCCGATTCCCGTGCTGGGCGCCGCGACGGGGAATGTCAGCCTGAACAACAGCACCAGTTGCTCGACCCAGTTCCGCTTCGTGGATGGCCGGGTGGTGGAGGCCTATCCAAGCGGCCTGACCCGGTTGATGGGCGAGCAGCAGGCCTATTGCATGACCAAGATCGACGAATGCGCGAATTATGCGCGAAGCCATAAATGA